TTCATTCTTTTTTAATTAGATGCGCAAAGATAACGCTTTAAATGAAAAAATCCACATTCAGACTGCACTTGAAACTTAATCATTCACACCTGTTACTTTATTAATATATACACACTTAGGTAGGATTAAGCTGTTATTGCTCAAAAGGATAAAAACCAAACTTTCATACAGAGCAAAAACGGCAAAAAAATATCACTTTTTTATAATAAAAATATCAAATCGGGCATTAACAAAGATAATTAGTTTTTATCCGGCCATGGGGCGGCATCTTCACATAACAGCTATCCGAAACCAAAGAAGCCATAATCACCATCCCGTCCCTGAGCTTGAAATGCAGCAAATCATCCTGCCTTTCCACGCTCTTGATTTCTCCAAACGTTATAGGAAACGGCCGATTATGTCCACGAAAAATCACCCCTTCACGCCCGTACCGGAAACTGCTGATCTTCGGGTAAGCCTGTAGAAACTGTTTCACCGGACTTTCAATAGAAAAATACCCTTCCAATTCGTCATACATATTCCAAGCCTCAACACCGCTCCGTTCAGCCTGCTCCAAAATCTCCGGTTTACCACTTCCATAAGCAACTATCTCCGAACTATTCTCAATAAGAAAATCATGAACTTCCTTTTCAGGAACAACCAAACAACCGGAAGCAGCCTCAAGAATCCGTTTATAACGTACCGGCATATTTTTTTTTCCACCCATAGATGACTCCTTCACTGCATATAAGTTAATCCCTTTATGCGCCCCGGCATATTCCAGCACAGCTTCTGCCGCCAGCATTTCAAACTCGCTGCTCAATGCCGAAAGAAAAGTATCCTTTCCGTCCTTATAAAGCTCTTCTATAACAAACAACAACTCCGTCCGGATTACATTCTCCAGATTCCGGTCCGTAGCATTCCGTAAGGCAGCCAAATCACCGCTACCCACAAAAACCACTGTCTTTTCCTTAATAATCTTCATCTTAGCCTGGTCTTTTAGGGAATTAATATTGAGGGGAAAGTCATAAAAAAGGCACGGAACCAACAAGACCTCCCCAGGTGCGACCAAGCAACCCACAAGACACAAGCCAGCTCCGTGCTATACCCTAACACGTGCTGTCTAATGTCTTGTTACTGTTTTTCTCTCATTTTCTTGGTCGCTTTGGGAGGTTAAACAGCAATTCGTATGTTATTGTTTCGAAATCTATTCTATAAGCATTCGTTTTTTCAATTACCATGCAAAATTAATCAAATCCGGCAAATCCCGGTCACTTTTATACGAATTTTAAGTCAGCCACGGATTCTTATAAGGGTCGAAATCAGTCTGGAACGTCGTTAGCTGCCAATCCGTTATCGGCTTTTTGTCTTCGGCCAGCTTGCGGGGTATCTGGGGATTAAGCCTTAGTTTGGAAGCATCGTTCAGCCATTTCATCGAATCCTCATAATCTTTCATCCGCACCGCGCTCACATTGTTCGGGGCAATCAGTTTGGTCAGTTCATAAATCGCCAGCCGCACCATGTGCTTCTTGACATTGAAATTCCGGGGATCGTTCAGCGCAATATTATGCCCAACTATCGGCACATCCGCATTCACGTCCATGCCCGGATAAAACACCCGTCCCTCATACACCACATATTCATGTTCTTCCAGTTCATAGTCGTTATATTCAGAATCATAATCAGCCACAGCTCCCCAGCAATCCGAATCCATCGGATTGATATTATTGTCAAACCCTTCCAGCGTCAGCAAAGTGTAAAAAGCCCCCTCGAACGACACCACATCCCATGCTTCGTAAGGGACAGGCAGCCACTCCGAAGCCTCTTTCTCCATCCACCCGGCAACCATAGGAATACGTATATCCCCGAACTGGTAGCCATTTTCTTCCACGCAACAGAAAACCACATCATTGTATTTCACCATATCCCCGGCATGATAGGTACTGAATTGGGAGTAGCGGGCAACCTCTTCGATATTGAGGTTAAAATCGTCATGCTCTTTCCAATATGTTTTAGTAGCCGGAGCCTTATACCCGCTAATCGAACGGATGACTTCGTAAATTCGCCCTTCCATATAGATAAATGCACCGGTCGGAAAAGTTATCCGGCGGTCATGTTCCGCAATATACTTTCCCCGGTTCAGCTCCCGTTCTATCTCATAATTCTCACTGAGATATTCAGTAATGCTCATTTCTGCGGATTCTTCCGCCTGTATAAAACGCTCCGGTGTATTCCTTGTCATTTGCGAAAGAGCCTCCGCAGTAATCACACCCAAATAATCCGAATCATTCAAAAATCGTCTGTACATACTCGTCTAATAATTAAATCCTTCTTGAATCACGGCAGTAGTAACCACACTGCTATTACCGTCACCGCTTTTAAACTTATACCAGCTATCCCGCAAGTAATAGCAAAGCAAATAATCCAGGCAATCCGAAAGATGCCCGTACCTTTCATACTTTGTACCCGTTTTCGGGTCAGTAACCTTATGCTTGGACTTTGTACCATCTTCATTTTTAAGCTGGTATATCATATCTTCCGTCAGTTTCCGGCATTTCAAGTCTATCTCAACCGTCCACCCGTTATATCCTGCAAACACTTCATTGACGAACTCGCAACGGGTAACCTGCACGGGCTGTTTCTTTAGAAGTTTCAGCTTGGGACGCAGAATGCCTTTGCCCAGCGTTTCGAGTATCACCGTATAGTTATTCACACCATCTTCCGTAGCTGTAGAACGTTGCAGCCCCGATGGATCACCGGTTATATCCACACCGCCGATATGTTTTTCCCGATACAGCTTCTGTTGCAGCCGTCGCGCCAGTGCAGGCGTGTTATTTTCCTTATCCTTGGGCTTTCCGAGCAATTCTTCCAGGATATATACCTTCTTATTATCGTAATCAATTTGAGCTAACAGCAGCGACATCTGAGGGGCAACATTAAAGTCCCATACCGCAATGATCGGTTTGGTCGGGTCATACACCCGTTCTTTCAAACCGGTTACCAAATGTTTCGCACCGTCAAACTTGCCGTATATAGCCATGTCGTTTGCCTCCACGAAATCCCAGTTCCCATATAGTAGCCTCTCTTTGGTTGCCTGGTCCGAAATCTTGTTCAAAGCAGCTTCATAAGTTTGCCTAAAACCAATATCAGGATTGTCGAACACACTGAAAGGCACATAAAACTCACCTTCTCGGAGCGTCACTTTATCCCCATTTTCGTCCTGTACAAACCGGCTGCGTACCCAATTGGTCGTGGGATTTGTCGTCAGCAATAACTTCGATACCATAAAAGTTTCGTGCGTCCTCCAGCGCAGACGGGAAAACAATACTTCCACAGCACGCTGGGAGATTTCACTTACCTCGTCAATAAATCCGATAGTATATTCGCTGGAACCGAACCGTTCAAAATTAGGGTCGCTGGGAATGTCGGCGAGTTCCTTCATGATAATCACCGAATCATTCCAGAACGTCAGTGTCCCCTCGATATTGTTAACCCGGTAATGCACGTCCTCTATCAGTCCCCATTTCTTGACAATCATCCGGATTGTATTCCACGTCGATTCTTTCAGCGATTTCAGCGTTTTACGTCCAACCACCGCCCGGATATTTTCAAATCGCAGGCAACTGCTTACAATCCACACGCTACCGATATACGATTTTCCACCCTTATACTTTCATTACCAGTCGCTAATTGGTAACCTGCCTAAGCAGCCGTATGTTTCCATACGGTTCAGACTATATCTTCATCCTTATTTCTAAGGCGTCTCCCGTTTCCGACCGCTTGGTCGTACTCCCCGCAGGGATAGTCGTTGAGCCTTCCGGTTGCCCGGCTTGGTTGCTGATTGTCTTCATCTTTACATGGTCAGAGTTCCCAGCAGTTAAAGAGATTTTTGTCAGCACATTACTGTACAGGCCGGCAGTGGTGTCTTTTACCGGCAGCCCCGCCACCCAACACAAGTTGCGGAACATTCGTATTATTACATTGATAACAAAACGGTTTGTATTGCGGATTGTGGTTAATATCGTAACCAATCAGTTGTTGCCGGATAATGCCCCCGCACAACGGGCACTCCGGTTGCAGCAGCTTCCAGAGTTCGTATTGCTTGGGGGACGGGCAGAAATCAATATGGAGTTGGTCGGGAGCCTTTAATTTCCGGTTTTTCCCCATTACTCAATATCAATTGTGATTTCCTTTTCCCGGCTCAGAATCTCATTCAGCTTGTCTGAAGCAGCTCTGGATTCCAGAACCTTTCCTTTTACAGTATTTTTCCCCACAAGTATGCACCCTTCCGTATGGCTGGCATCGTTCCCGGAATGAATCAGTATGCCCAGAAAATGCGGCACGTCATGCAGCCGGGGTAATTTCCGTTTAAAGCGTGGGCTATATGCCATAGTCACTTTGTAATGTCCGGCGGGAATGGCAGTACGGCCATACTCTTTCTCCTTACACCGGCATTTCACGCCTTGCGCCGTATCAAAACAAAGCAGAGGTAAAATGCGGACGGTATCTTCCAGCGTATTGCAAAAGAACTTCCCGTCAATAAAAAGGTCGCCGATAGTATAATCCGGCCCCTTGAATTTTCGTTTCAGTAAAAGTTTCATCTTTGGATATATTTTAGATTACATCCGTAGAATAGCTTTATCATCCTGTTAAAGTTGTTTTTGCTTCCCTACATCATTCTAATATTTTAGAAATCACTACCTTTGGGCAAATTTTAATACACCAATATGGAAAAGAAGAAAATAACAATTGAAGTAGAACCGCTCACAGCCGTATCTACCATCGGTTTACTACGTGGAATATTCCCCAGTATCATCGAACAATTAGAAGCTCAGGCCGCTGCCAACGGTGCTCCTTTAAAATTCACGAAGATAGAGGACATGCAGGAAGTACTCGATGAAATTTACGAAAAGTGCATTGCAGAAACAAATGTACGTGAATTTGCCCAGGCACACATCAATGGCGATGGATTACCCAACTAATCCCTGGTATATAACAAAATAGCGTTGCATCAATAAAAGATACAACGCTATTCCAATCAAATCCAACATCAGTTTACCCCACAATTCTCCCAATCTCCGCAATCTGCTTCTCCGTCTGGGATTTCATACTCTCCAGCCCCTCATTCTCCTCATTCAGTTTCTGGATTTGATTCTTATTCTCCGTCATCCGGTTACAAATATCCGTTTGCACGGTCTTCAGTTTTTCGAGGGCAGATACGAACACCTTGTTAGCCTCCTCGATGCGGCTTTGAAATGATTTGTCTGAAAACATAACTTCCTATTTTTGTATATGAATAAATTCCGAATACTTCACCTCCACGTATGGGTTATCCGTCGTGATAACCTGATGCACCGCCTTCACCTTCTTCCAGAACAGCCAACGCCGTTTATACTCAATCCACACGGCCTGCCGGAGCGTCACCGGCAAATGCACCGAACCAATTAATGAATCCCGCTCAATCACCCCGTGCAACTGGATAAAAGGATTCACCATCGACACCGCCTGAATCCCAAAAGCTACCGAATCCCGCACAACTACCGAATCCCGTATCACTGCATGAATAGGGGCATCCACCTCAATTTCATGTTTCGCCGCCGCTTCCAGATGCTTAATCTTAATGCCCATTTCCTTGATTTTCGCCAGGTCACTCGCCCGGTAACGCTTAAATTCATCCACACTCAGCCGTAGCGTCTTCACGTCCGTTGCCAAAGTAGCCGAATCCACTTGCCACCGTTTCATTTCCGACAGCAAAGCATCGCTGTTCTGTTCCTGCCGGTCCCGTTCTTCTTTCAGCCGGACCACTTTGCGTTGTTGCAACCACACCGTGCCAACCAATGCGGCGACAATCACCAATAATATGCCCGTCCGTCTATTCATAAGCCGATGTTTGAGGAATAAACCACACATATTCATTCTGATACAATTCCGGGAATAAAACCATATATCCCTTGCATTTTCTTGTTTCATCCGTCAGGTCTTCCAGCACAATACCCACCTCGCCCAACAAACCGTCCAGATGAATTGCCGTCAATTCCGGCGATAGAACAACGGTAATCCGACTACCTTCCATTATCATAATCCTTACTCTTTAAGTGGCACATCAAAATTAGTTATACATTTTACTTTGCTTAATAATTAGGAAACGAGGTATTTACCGAAAATATCAGATAAGCCAAAGGACTTATTTGTTAAACAATAGTTCATATTCCTCTTTTCTTCTTCGTTCCAGCACGGGAGAAATCTTCCCCTTTATCAGCCGGAAAGACGTATATTCCTTGTAAACATCCCGGCATCCCTCACGTAACTTTCCTGCCAACCGGCTTTTTAACACCCTTGTTTCTCCGACATTATAAGCCAAAACGCTGAGCAAAAGCGAATCCCGTCCAAAACTGCGGAACACCGCGCACCGCCGTAATAAATCCGCACGCAGCAACGAATCCGCACACGCCTCACTCATTTCAGCCGTAAACGTTTCGTTCGCCACCAGCTTGTGCCCGTAACCCACATAAGGATAATGCCGGGCCGTATGCAGCCCCTCATACCGTTTAATGCAACCAACCGACTGTTCAAACAGCGACTGGGAAAACACCGGCAACGCCACCAGCCAGAGAACAACGCCGAACACAGTCTTCATCGTTGTTTCAGCAACTCCTTAATATCCCCGCGCATTTCCCGCAGGTCGGTCTGAATAGACACAAACTGCGTCATCGTGGCTTCAAATACGGCTTTATCCAATTTAATGGCATTGATTTTATCATACTGGTCTTCAATTTTCACTTCCAGTGTAGCACAGCGTTCCGTCAGTTCTGTGATGCGGGTCGTGTTCGTGATATGCTGCACATATATCGTGATGATAAAGGAGAATATCACGAACAGCGAACGGTAATTACCGGCAAAAAAATCCTTAAATGTAGTCATTGACATTATTGTATTAAAATCGAAAAAGCATCTTTCACAGCCCGTATCAACACCTCTGCCGCACCGCTGTCTTTGAATATCCCGAAAATCACCAAAACAATGATTAACACGATATAAACCATGCGCTCCATATTCCGGCGGCTAATCTTCTTCATGGGCCGGTGGGGTTTGAGGAACAACAACATTGAAAATGATATTACCCCCGCCGTCGCCCTTCTTCTTATCCTCCTGCGAGTGCTTGATAGGATAGAGTTCCATCAACGCCTTGGCGGCATTCACCGAAACAGCCCTCAAAGGAGCAGGCGATAGCGTCATACCGAATTTGTCGATATATTCGTTCTTCGCGGTTTCAGCCATGACCGATTTCAGCGTCTCTGCCACTTGCAGTTTCACGGCAATGGCTTCTGTTTCAATCTTCCGTTCTTCCAGCAATTCACTGATGTAGGAAGCGATATGTTTCTTGGCAAGCAAACGGCGTGCGGCCAGCGAAAGGTTCTTCTTTGTTTCTCCGAACACTTCCCGGTAACACGCCGTAGCTTGTCCGGCAAATTCCTTGTCCCCATCGACAAACAACTCGCAAAACTCCTTCTCGGCATCCGTCAGTTTTATATCTTTTTCCTGTTCTTCCATGATGATTCTTTCCTCACAAACAGCCTCCGGCAAATCAATCGAAAGGCTGTATGCTTCTTTATCACGGAATAGTCTTTTCTCCCTCAGAGGGTTTAATAAGATGTGATTTTTCTTCAATCAGTTGCTCCATCAAAACCTCGTAGAACACATCGGCCAAAGCGTTTGCAGCCGCCTCAGCATCTGCCAGCGAATTAATGGTACGCATATTAAAGGCTATATTCAGGTCATAGCCCGATATAACAGCCATCAGCTCCGTACCGTCATAATTCATCGCTCCGTATGTCATCCGGTCACCGGTCTTGAAACTAACCGTTTCTTCCGCTTCATGCTTTTGTTCGTCCATATCTTAAATCTTAAAGTGCGTGCGTGTCTTCTCTTTCTTCTGAATACAAACATCCCCACCGCCTTCCTGCCGTAACCGTCCGGAACAAACCGCCGCCACATTCAGGGTTGCCGTAACATCCGCTCCGGCATCATGCGCATCGTCCAGTTCAATACCCAGCCGTTCCGATAGGATTTCCAGCTTATACGAAGTCATATCCGGCTGGTGGGCAAATGCAAACCGGCCTAAGTCAATCGTATCCACATAATGCGGCTGAAAGTTCCCGTAAAAATCCACCTTTCCGGCATATACTTTCTCAAACTCCTTGGTCAGTCCCGCATAAGCCATCAGTTGCTGTAAGAAACCGATGTCAAAGGTGATATTCTGCCCGATAAGAATCGGCTTGCATTGTTGCCCTTTCGACAACGTATTGCGTTTCCCGAACCCGATCACATCTGCCGCCACCTCTTTCAGTTCCAGCCCCATAGAATGAAGCATGTCCATCGTGATAGCGGAATAAGTCAATGCCACCGGTTCATACTTCATCGGCACGCCCGCATCTTCTTCGGCCAGTTCCTGACGGGTTTTAAGCACCTTTCTTTTCGGTATTCCACCTACATTCTGTTTGCAGTAAGGAGCGATATACTTGGCATACCGTTCCAGCACCGTCCAGTTATCCAGCCGCACAGCCTGCATGGCAAGCTGCGTGCAGGCGCAATCCGTACAGTCCAGCCCGCCCGTCTCAAAATCCAGCACAACGGCGGTATAAATCTTCGGTTCTACTTTCGGGGCTGCCATAAGCGTATTTTTTGGTAAGTTTCACGAATCGTTTCTTCATACTCTGTCAAAGTGCCGTCATTGTCGATAACAAAGTCATAAAAAGCGTCCGGCAATTGTCGGCGGGTCCTGTCACGAAAAATCCGTTCCTGATCAATGCCCCGGGCCTCCAAAGCTGCATAGCCGCTCCTCACCAGAACAGTCACAACACGGTAACGTTCCCCGTGCATCCGCTTCAATGCCTGCACGCCGTTTTCATCCACCACATAACTGCAATACCCTTCCGGCGGAACCTGGTCACGCAAGGCAAAATATTCATACCCTCCGAACTTCGTATGGGTGAGCATTTCACAAAAAGGGATCGCCTGGTTCTTCCCGATAAAATAATAATCTTTTCCTGCTGTCTCATTCGTTCGCTTGGGACGGGTCGTATATGAAACAATGGCAAAAACATTCAATTCATTTTGGAGCAACCGTGAAAAATAGGTCTTGCCCGACCCGCTCGCTCCGACAATGGCAATAATGGTAGGTTTCATTACATAACTTGAATCAATGATGATTTATACGTGTTTAAACTGTTCATCCCGGTATAATCACTATATTTGATACCCACCGACACGATAATCACTTTATCTTTCAGGTTTCCGATGGGAGCCTCATAGCTTTCCAGAAAGTCCGACCAGCAAACGAGTTCCATCGCATCGTTATTCTGCTGTAACAGCAACTTGGCAAACTTCTTTCGTTCTCCGGTCATCTTATCCTTATAACTCTTTTCTTCCACTTCACTGACCGTGGCACATACCACAATCCGTTTCCCCTCGTTGTCCGGTTCAAAAGCCCGCCTCAGTTCCATATACGAGGCTTTCCCCTTTACCTTCGCTTTCAATTCCGAATTATCGAAAATCCTCCGGTAGTCTATCGAGCCGATACCCGAAACGGCTATCTGCTGCATCGACCAGAAGTAATGTTTGCTGATTAATTCCTCCGGGAAATCTTTCTGTGTCAGTTCAAACCCCAACGCACGGGCGGCACGGCTCAGCACATCGTATCGGTCTGTTACTGCCTCCACCTTTTCCAGGTTATCGAAACACCCGGCTAAAATCATATTTTTAACATGACGGGCATTCACCGGAACCCGGGTAGCCTCTTCATTATTGTCGGGATCATCCCAAAACTCATATTTCTTCAGCTTATAGCGGAAAATCCGGAAAATAAAATTTTCGATGGAAAGAAAAGCCCCGTTACGTTCCCGTTCTTCGATGATGCAGTCCACAGCCTTTTTGCCCAGCATCTTAATGCGGGTCAACGACCAGAAAATTTCATCGGTGGTATAATCGGTAAAAAACTGTGCCTGCGATACATTCACATCCGGCGGCACAATCATGGCCGAGCTGCATTGCTCCATTTCCGACATCAAAGCCGGAATCTCCTTATCATCCGCCCATTGCAAAGCCACCGTGTAAAAAGCCGTCGGGTAATTCGCTTTCAGCCAGGCGCCCGTATAAGAAGTAATGGCGTATGCCGTTGCATGGCTGTTACTCGTCACTATGCCGCCCGCCGTAGCAAAAGAATGATAAGGACCCGACATCTCCACATCGTAAACTTCCGAGCAACCGATATATTCCACTGACTTTACCCGGCGAAATTCCGTGTAAAGCCCGCGTTCGCCCATTTTCCGGCGTCCCATTTTATAATGTGCCCTCTTATGACACGAAACACAAAGCGTAGTCAGATTATCGAAATTCTCCCCGCATTGTGAATGGTCTCCGTTGATATGATGCACTTCCAGCCGGCAGTTCCGTTTGCCGCATCGGGCACACGCTTCAAGCATCAGGTACTTACGGTAATATTCCAGCCGTACATATTCACTTTCCGGCTTCTCTACAAAACCGGAATGCCCCGGTCGGGAATTCAGTTCATAATTACCCACACCGTAATTATCATGGTACATATCATCATTCAAAGAACCTTTGTCCGTAAAGCGGTAATGGGTATCCTGCTGTACATACCCGATATTCACATACATACAATCCACTCCGGCAACCAGACAATCCGTCCGGACTTCTCCGCGCCGGGTAGGATGCTTATGATTCGCCGTTACGTCCAGCGTCCTACTGTCTTCCAATGTGATGCGGTAAAGCGGCATTTCACCCACATACCGGATATCCTCAATCCGGTTTTTTATCAATCGTTGGTCTTCATTCAGCGAGAATCCTATTCCATAGCCTTTCCGGTTATATTTCGAATGCAAGTCTGCATGTCCTGTCCGGCAGGCATATTCCCGGTCGTGCCGGATACGGTACATCTCCCCGATAGTGGGTTTCCACCGTCCTCCGTGCGGACGGTAAATCGTTTCCCCGCCACTGATACACTTATTGAAAAGATAGGAACCGCCCGATTCAATCATATCCCAGATTTGCACCGCATCCTCTTTCGGGCAACCCCGTTCTTTGGCGCCTTTCATAAACTTTTCTTTCATCGCATGAATCTTATCCACCCGTTTCTTGGAAATCAGCTTCACTAAATTCACACCGTCACCCAAACTAAAGCCACCCACTTCCCGGGCAATCTGAGCCAGTGATTCTTGATACGTCAACTGTCCGTAACTGTCTTTCAATGCTTCATACGTGCCCCACAAATAGACCGGAGCAATATCACCGCATTTACACAACAGATACCTCTCCGCCGAACCCGACTCCAAAGTAGCAGGACGGTAAAGCGCATTGGCCGCAATCAGGTCGTGAATATTCGTCGGTTTCATATCCATCAGGAACTTGGTCATCCCCTTGGAAGAAAACTGGAATACATTCTGCGTAAATCCTTGCGAAAGCAACCGATAAGTCTTTTCATCGTCCAGGCAGCCTTTGACAACATCCTCAAACCGCAGCCCCGCATCATACACCCGGTTGCATTCATGAATCGTCGATTGTATTTTCGACAACTCCTTAATGCCCAGGCAGTCATTCTTCAACAGTCCCACCTCATCCAGCGAATAACCGTCCAGCTCCGACACCAATACACCGTCCACCTTTTTAATGGGCGTATAGTCAAAACATTCCATCTCTTCGCCGTCTTTAGTGTCCGGGGTAATCAGAATAGCTGAAGCATGAATCGACGCCGAACGGGGTTGCCCCATCAACGGGCGGATCTCCTCGATAACCTGCGGGTAGTCCGTAATGAATTTCTTCAACTTCTTATTGGTATAGGCCATCCTGAACAAATCCGTCCAGCTCATTTTGTCATCGTCAAACATGCCCGTGATGTAATTGACGATATTCAGCGGAACCCGGTGTACACGGGCAACGTCCTTAATGGCCGCTTTGATTTTCAATGTAGTTAATGTTCCGGCAGAAAACACCCGCTGTTTCCCGTTAGTGTTATAACGCCGTTCCAGATACTCCTTCACTTCCTGGCGGCGGTCCGATTGGAAATCAATATCCACATCGGCGAGTGTACCGCCGGAACCTTGACGATAACCGTCACCTACCGAACAATCCAGCACCTTCACCGGGCCTGTTCCTTGTTTTATACTTACATGCTCTATCTTCATAAGGTCAGTCTTTCTTTAGCAACTTGAAAAATATCGTCTTCCTTTTCGATACCGATAAACCTTCGGCCCGTATTCCGGCAGGCAACTCCCGTCGAGCCGCTGCCCATGACGAAATCAATCACCAAATCCCCTTCATTGGTATAGGTGCGGATAAAATATTCCAGCAGCGCAACCGGCTTTTGGGTGGGATGCAGGTAACAGGTCTGCTTGTCCGTGCTGAATGTCAATACCGTCCGGGGATAGCGTTCCGTGCTGTCATAATCCGTAAATTGGTTGTGTTCCCGGTATATCTCGCCCTGAAAGCATTTTTGCCGATGGACGGCAGTCACCGTTTTCCGGTTATGCCCGGTCGTCTTGATGGGGTGGTAAAGGGGGAGCTTACGGTAAAACACCAGCACATCCTCGTGACTTTTCAAAGGCATACGGTTGGCATTCAGAAAACCCGTAGCCGTGGTCTTCTCCCAAACCCAGCTATACCGCAAACGTCCCAGGTTTGAATTTCCCAGTACACTCGTAAAAGGTTGCTGGCAGAAAAGAAGCACCGGAGTACGGTCACGGCATACACCTCGTACCGCACTCCACATTTTCGGAATATCAATCACCGAATCCCACCGGCAGTGGGTGGTCCCGTAGGGCGGGTCGGCAAGAATCAAGTCCGCCTTTATCCCCTCACAAGCAAGAAAAGGCATCACTTCCAGGCAATCCCCGTGATACAGGCTAATACGGTCGTCTATCTTTGTCAGGCTGAACATTTTCATTATAGTTTATCGTCCATAAAAAATCTTTATGGTCGAACACTACATCGTCGCCATCCTTCAATTCATCGGCATACACCGCCATTTCCTTTCCATCCCGCACGACCAGCAAGCGGGCATCCCGGTCAAAACAGACAGTCTTCCCGTTCTCTAATTCCAGTTCCACATACTCGCCCGATATCATTTCCCCGGCAAGCAGCGTCGTTTGGGCAGGATAAAGCCCCGCACGTTCGGGGAGCAAAAAACGCTCAAACAGCAAATCATACTTAATCGGGTCGATCAGCGTAATCCCCAGCAGGTAAAGTACCAGGCATCCGCCGGCAGAACCACGTCCGCAACCCACCAGAATACCGTTTGCCCGTGCCCAATTCACCGTGTCCCATTGCACCAGCATATAATCCACATTATCGGTCGATTCCAGAATATAAACCTCATGTTCCAGCCGTTTCCGGTAAATGGTTTCCTGACCCTCCGGCACCAACCGTTTGAATCCTTCTTCCAATAAAGTCAGAAACATCGTATGCCGGTCACCGTAACGAGCTGCCTCCTCAGCAGTCATGTCATAGCGTGGCATAAAATTCCGGTCGGTCTCATACTTGGCTTCGGCACATTCGGCAATCTCCACCGTTGCCCGGCACATCCGTTCAAACAAGGCGTCCACATCCCATTTCTTTGCATCGAACAACGCTTCAACTACCGAAAAATGCTCGTCTATGTCTTTAAAGTATTGCTCCTCGCTCTGCTCATGGGCAGCACCGGTCGCAATCTTGTTCAACACAATCTTATTGTGCCAGTCGTCCCGGTCTAAATAGTAATTGTCACATATCAGTATAGGCTCTATCCGGAAAGAAAAGGTGAACGGGTCTGTAAAATTCTCAAAGTAACAGCCCACCGATTGCAAAACCTCGGCATCGATACGCTCGGCTTTATATTCCGTCAAATCCACCTGGAAGTAAAGTTTCCCGAACGCCTCTTCCAGTTGTCCGATGATTTCCTCATGCTCTTTCAGCCAAAATCCCGAACGTTTCCCGAAGACCAAAACGTTCCCTTCGGCATAGCGGAGTAGCTGCCGGAGGTTCAGCGTATGTTCTTCGCTATCCACCATCACCGCCTTCTGGATGCGCAACAGGTTGCCCAGTCCTTTTTGGTTCCGGCAGTAAAGTTTCAGTCCAACCGTCTGTTCCTCCTGACGGAGCAGGCACGAATATCCGAAAACAGCTTTCAGTCCGGCGGCGGCACACTCTTTTTGAAGATTCAATGTACCGCCCATCGTATTGTAATCACAAATCCCGATAGCCGTATGCCCCAGATATTTTGCTTTCCGCACCCAGTCCGAAAGCTCACCCGAACCGTTCAGCAACTCATATCCGGTATGCACCCCGAGATTGACATACGGTATCTCCAACCGGGTGGGCTGCCGTTGGCCTATATATTTCAGCAGGTTAAACCGGAAAGGTTCTCTCAGGCCGAAATAATACCAGTTCTGCCCAAAAGGAAAGGCAACGTAAAAGATACCTTCCTCCATCAACACCTCGGGGCTTTCCATCAGATTGAAACGCACATCGTTTTCTTCTCCCTTAAAAATGGAAGTCACCCCCGAAAGGTCTGCCAGCAACAGCTTTCCGAACCCCTCTATCTCGATTACTTCATTGTCTATCTGCCGGTACGCTATTCGGTTAGCGTCCAGCCATGCCGTTAATTCATTCATTGTATATCATTCTTGTAATTTGGATAACTTATATTGAATGGGAGTCTTCAACCCCTCTGTGAAAACGTCCAGTATCTCATCAAAAGTGAGATCCTGCCAGTCCTTTTCCGCATCCGGTATGTCAGCGACAAACACATCAAAGTAAGGGGATAACGCTTCGGCTGTCTGCTTGATGGCGGCCACCGCATCCCCGTCATAACCGATGACCACCGTCCGCACACCTTTTGTTTGCAACTTGTAAATCTGGACAGGCGAAATCTTTTTTCCGAAAGTGGCAACCACGGCAATACTCCGGTTGTCATATAACTCCAGCTTGCGTACTAAAGCAACCACATCGAAGATGCCTTCTACGAGAATAACCGTATCGGTCTCCTGTTCCACTATCGAATCATAATTGTAAAGCAGGCGTACAAAATCGTTCTCCGTGGAATTGTTGAACCGCCGGATTTGGTACTCGCCCCGGCGTATGGCTTTCCGGTTATAAGCGTCGATTTCTGCTTTCGGCAGGATATGGCGGGCTACGTAACCCACCACATCACCGGCATCAACCACCGGAAAAATCACGTAATCGGTAAACCGGAAATTCAGCTTTCCCGTCGTTCCTACTTCAAAATAATCGTAATCGTCATAACAGAAGCCCCGCGATTTCAGGTAAGGATGGGTATATACCCGTTTATAAAAATCCGGCAGTTCCACGACACCCAGCGCATCATCTATTTCTTCTTCCGCACCCAGCGGAAACAATTGGTCGGGGTCCAAGGGAGCGGTAAGGTCTGCTGTCGGTGTCACCATCAAGTCCGGGCGACCTATTTCTTCCAGCAACTTTTCTAAAGTTTGCGTAGAACGCCCGCAACTGAAACAATGGCTCATAAACGGCTTCTTCCGCTGCGTTTCTTTGCCAATGTACACCCCGAACTTGCCCTCTTTCCCACAGTAGGGGCAACGGGCAATCAGGTTCTTACCGGCCCCGTCCCGTTTGGCACCCAAATGGCGGCTGATTTCTTCTATCAGAAAATCGGTTTCCTGTTTGGATAAATTCATAACATCAACGGTTTAGGGTTAAACTGCGCTGCGCATCGAAAAACACCTCATCATCGTAATTCGTCGCAATCTTGATGGTGTCGCCTTTTTTGAAAAAACGGGATTTGGCGATATGCAGGCGCATCACATCCTCGTTCCGTTCCGCAGAAGACTGGTTCAGACTGATAAGATGGGTACAAGGACGGGCTAAGCCTTTGGCTTCCGAGCAGTTATACTCAGTCAATACATTCTTTTCATCATTCAACCAGTCCCGGTTCTCGATGGTAGCCTGATAAGTGACAATCATCCACACCTTTTCATCGGCAGCCAGGTCTTTCAAATCATTCGCAACTGCAATCCGTTTGCTGCGTTCATATTCGGCGTTCCATACCCTGCGGCTGGCATCCGTCAGCAAATCCATGCTGTCAATAATCACCACATCCGGTGAATGCCCGGTCTTCTTCCGGTACTCGCAAATGCCGTTTTTTATATCCAACGTAGAGACCCTGGCATTGAAACGGGGAAAGCAGCGCACGGTAATACTGCCGCTCAAAGCCTCCACCGTCTTCTCAAACCGCCGCATCTCCGTTTCCGAGATTTTACCCCGTTCAAAGTAATACGCATTTTTGGCAACCAATCCGCCACTGTATGCGTTCAACGCTTCCTCCTCCGAGCCTTCAAGCTGGAAATGGAGCACATGCAGCCCGTCATCTACATTGGCACGAACGCCGATATACTTCACGATATGCGATTTACCCACACCGGTCGAGGCCAGGAAGCAAGTCAGTTGCCCCCGCAGGTTCCGCCCGGCATTCAGGGCGTCCACGTAGGGAATATAGAAACGGGTGACCTGCGGGAGAGCCGATTGTTGTTCTTCCGCTTCCCGGACTTGGTTCTGCCGGAAACGGGCAACAAAAGTTTTTCCCACATCCACGAAAGCCGAAGATTTCAACGTGAACCCGGACAGCCATTCCGCATACTCCTTCAACAGGGCTTCCGCTTTATCCTGCTTGCTTTGGTTATACAGCTTCCCAACCTCATTGTACACCGATTGCAACCGTACACCCTTTATGTAGGTTTCCAGCATGTCGAGTACCACCTCCGGATTGGCATCCACCTCATATTCCTGGAAAGTATCGATCAGTTCAATGGCATCGTAATCGTCACTGAAAGCCTGCGACAAGACGGCGTAGGATGGAGGCGTCTTATAATGCCGGAAATGATTGGATAATACTTCCTGAATGCGCTGGAAAGAACGGTCGGGCAGATATTCTTTCTCCATATATTGCACCAGCACCCCGCATACCGATTCATTCAGCAGGGCAGTAGCGTACAATTCATAAAGAAACTCGACGCTCAACGGATTACTCTTCGTTTTACTCATTCCCGCCCTCCTTTGCTTGATATTCCGCTACCCGGATACGGTACAGTTCGGGGTACAAATGTTGGGTTCTCGTTTGGCAGGTTTCCGACAAACGGCACGAACGGCACACAGGAGAAAAAGGCGTCCACAGCAAAGTGGAAACGCCGCAGATATAATATCCGGCTTCCGTCGATACGGCACGCCGTTTCGTGCGCTCTTCCCACGAGGGATAGACAAACCGGTAGAAAGGATGTACGCTCAGGTCTTCGATGATGCCTTGTAACTCCCCACGGTCCAGCCCCAAACCTTTCAGCCACCGGTCTTCATAATATTTCTGTCCGGGTTTACAAGTGACGAAACGCACACAGGCACGGGTCCCGAACGAATGGCTCAACTTCCATTTCAACAAATAATCCGCACTAAACTTTGAAATAGCATAAACCTGGCAGACACAATAGTCCACCATACGCTCCGGACCAATCGCCCCGTAGTGGGCCGTCAGATAATCCAGGCAGGCATCCACCCGCCGTTCCGCCACCTTACCTCCCGGAAAGGAAAAGCCGGGAAGCACGCTGCGGCGCATCAATACCGTGAAAAGACGGCTCATCAACTTATTCCTTTCTGGCATGGCCGTCACGGGTTAGTAAATTCCTCATTTGCTTCTTCGCTAAGAAAATACGGCTCTTAATCGTATCCATGTTCTTAGTCTTCAGATTCCCGTTCTGGAAAGAAATCTCCACGATTTCCTCCATTTTATAACCGGCCTGTTGCAACAACAAAGCCTCCCGGTGAATGGGAGCCAATTGTGCCAGGGCTTGCAGAATATCGTCATTGTAATATTGCCGGTAATTATCCATGCCCATGCAATTACAACTCACTTCATCGCTGCCGTCCAGGTCGGGCAAATCCGCCACGTCCACGTTGTCGCTCGCTTTCGGCCCGCTGTTACGCTTGTTCAGGTCATACACATGACGCTGCGCCACGGCGTATATCCAGCTTTTCAGCGGACGCTCCGGGTTGTACGTTTCGATATACCGGAAGAAATTCACCAGCACTTCGCTGTAATTATCTTCTATATCACACTCCTCAAAACTGAATTTGATACAAATACTATATATTAATCGCTTATGCGGTAAAATATATCGGGTGAAAAGCTCCGTCCGCCGTTTTATCGACTCCGGGTCTAAATCACGCTCAGAGGGTAAAGTCTGTTTTTTCACGCTCTTGCTTACACATGATGAAACATAAACTTTTGCTCAATCTGTCAGCTAACAAGCGTCAATTCACAATCTTATACCATTTCAATTTTATAATTCCAGAGATAACTCATCTATCCTCAACCCCTAAATTCTCTCACTTCCGTAGGCTAACTGTATTATCTTGTCGGACCATCAATAGCGACGAACGAGTGTCATGTTTTCATTTCAAAACGTCCGACCGAGGGATGTTTGACGAGCTTGCGAGGAGTCCCCGAGGTCAGTGCATGAAATGAATTACATGACCGTTCCAAAGCGTCCCGGTCCGGCAGGATAATACAGTTAGCCGGGTAAACTCCCGACATTTATCCTCAACCCCTGAACCTTCCCACTTCCGTAGGCTTGCGGTATCAGCTTGCCGGACCATCAATAGCGACTGGCGAGTGTCGTCTTATTTTCTCTGAACGCCCGGCTGCCGGCTGTTTGAGCGCAGCGAGTTCCGGCAGCCAGTGATAGAGAAAATTAGATGACCGACACAAAGCGTCCGGGTCCGGCAAGACTACACCGTAAGCCGGGCAAATCCCCACTATCTATCCGGCAATCCCGCCTATATCCGGTACTTATGGCAATAATATCTGTAAATCCAGAAAGCATCCGCCTCGTCATCCGTGCGGGGACGATAACCGTACTTTTCCACACAGGCATTAATCATATCAATCTTCGTCGCCCGCCCGTTGCCCGTGGCAAACTTTTTCACCGTCGCCACATTGATAAAGGCGGGTTCCGGCAAATCCAGCTCATCGCACACTTCCAGCAAAATGCCCCGGAACTCCGACAACTTACGCATATCCGTGAAATGATTGTTCACATTAATATCCTCGGCAACCACCTGACGGATACCATATTTACGGATAAACCCGATTAGCGTGTCCCGGAAAGCCTTATGTTGCTTGTTGTCATTACGGGCCTTAGATTCATAAAAATTCCAGGCGCCCGATTCATGGGTGGAATAATAACCGCACATCGTGGCTATATCCAACCCGAGAACCTCCGCTCTCGTCAATGGTTCCTTACTGCTCAATCCTGGATTCACCATGTTCTTTGCGTATGACAAGTGTATGAGGATAAGATTCGCTCACGTGACCGTGCGAAACGACCAGCGCCGTAATCCCCAGTTTATTCAACGACTGGAACATTTTCATATTCCCTTCTTCATCCACCGCAGCCAGTATCTCATCCAACACCAGCAAGTCCAACCCTTTGCCGTCCTCGCAATTACTGTTCACCAGTTTCTGCATGGCAAGGATAGACGACAGGTTTACCCTGGCTTTTTCCCCTTCCGAGAATTTGCCGAACGAGCCGCAGTCCACGCCGTCACGAACCAGCGACACCGAAATCTTCTCCCGTACCTTACCGGTTTTAAGTACCGTATAACCGGAAAACTGTATGCGTATGTCACTGCCGATACTTTCCAGAAACTCATTGGTAATCTGGCTCAAGGCTTTTATCTTGGTATTGGCCAGATAAGACTTAAATTGGCTGAACCGCTGCTCCTGTTCCCGCAACTGTTTCAACTGCTGTTCAATGTCCTCCTTAGCCCGCAACATCTCAGCCGATTTTTTCCGGTAGCTTTTTAAGGATGCCCGCAACGATTCAATGATTTCGTCCGGCGAGGATTCGTTGATTTCAGTGATAGTACTACGCAGCGTTTCAATGGACGATTCGGCTGCCGCAACCTCGTCATTGGCTATCTGTTTGTTCCGTTCATTGATGTGGTAGGCAGCATCAATCAGCTCAAAGGCTTCATCAAAAATCTTACGCCGCACTCCGTCAATATCCCGTTGCAGGGAGGTTATCGTCTCTCTGATTTGTTTCTCTTTGCGAACCATCGTTTCCGACTCAAAGGTAGCCGTCTGCAATTCCTTTCCGGCTGTTGCAAGCCGTTGTTGCCATTCGTCATTCAGGTGATGGATAGACCGGCGGTCGGTCGTTATCTGACGTTGCTGATTTTCTACGTTCATGCAATTTTGTTCGGCTTTACTGATTTCATCGCCGACCTCCACGAACGACTGCTGTTTCTCCGACAACTCTTTCTGACCGGCAATTACATCAAACTCCTTATCCGCAACAAGAAAACGGTGACTGCAAGCCGGACAGGTAATCGTGCCGGCAAGTTTGTTTTTCAACGATTCCACGGCTGCCGACAGATTGCGCCGTTTACTGCGAAGCTCATCGCCCCTGTGATTCAAACGGTCGAGTTTTACACCCAGCGATTTCAGTTTCTCCTCAATAGCCTGATTGCGTATCTGATACTCCTCTGTGAAAAGCCTGTATTCCGATTGGAGGGCAGTTTGTACAGCGGACAACCGGGCTTGCTCGTCTGCCGCACCTTTTTGGCGTGCCTGATGGTCCGCAAGACTTTTTTCAACGGACGACAACTGTATCTTTTTAGATGCTATGACTTCCTTCCAGTTGGTCAGTTTGCCATAAGCGGAAACCGTGAGTTCCACCTGTTCCAGAATATCATCGAGCGGTTCGTCAGAATTTTCCATGTTCTGTAGCTCCGTATCGGTCACCAGTATCTCCGTCCGGGTATTGCCCAGTGCAGTCAATGCAACCTTTTTCTCACGGATAAGCGCCCGTTTCCCGGCAATCGTCTGTTCAATCGAAGCAATTCTTTCCGCTTTGCTGCGGCTTCTTTCCTCCCTGCTGCTTTCTTCTTTCTCTATCTGTTCGACAAGCATATTGATACGCCCGTCCAATCCCGCCAGTTCCAAATCGGCGGCATTCAGTTTCTCTTCAACCGGAACAATATCTTCCTGCACCTTCGCAATGGCTTCATCCACAACAATGCCGTTACTGAACCGGTTGATGATTTCTTTCTTTTCCTTGTCGCTGCAAGAAAGGAAATCCTCGTACTTATGTTTTGACAACACAAAGTTGTTAAAGAGTTCGTCCCGGCTGATGCCCAGCTTCTCCAGAATATATTTGGTGTAGGCATCCACCGAATGCTGCACGGCCTCGTCCGTCTCTACCGGCTTGCCGTCACGCTCAATGAAACAACGCACCACCGAAGCGCCTTTGCGGTATATCTCCCGTTCCACGGTAAATACTTCCCGGCAAACGGTGTTGCTGAATTCCAGCATCACATAACATTCATCCGCCGCATCGTTGATAATCTCCTCGTTCTTTATCTTCCGTAGCGGAGAACCGGTAATACCGATGGCGATACATTCCAGCAACGCCGATTTGCCCGAACCGTTGCTCCGCTGGCTTTCGTTATCCCGGTTATCCCCGAAAATCAGGGTGGTCACTCCCTGATGGAGTGTATAATTCAACTCCCGGAATGCACAGAGATTCCGAACAACTATTTTATTTAATTTCCACATACGCCGTCTATTTTTGATAAGTAAGACAATCCCAGCTCCACTTCCGCAATCTCTTTCTCCCGGCAAAACTCCTCGTAGGTTTCCCGGATTTTACGGCTGTCGAACTTCTCGAAAAGACCGGAAGCCGAAACCTCCGTCTCTTCGGTTTCCTCGGTGACAATCTCCACTTTTGAAGCTCCGGCATTCAGCAACTTCTCTTTTGAGATAGAAGAGGCTTGGGTGCCGGTCGCATGAATGCGCACTTTGGTACGGCAACGCCCGTCCGCTTTCATTTCGTCCAGCAAATCCGTCAAATGGATGTTTACATCCCCGGCATCCACATCGATGACTTTATAGCGGAGATTGGCTTTATTCTGAATAAACTCATGAAAGCCGTCGTTATACAATACCGTATATCCTTTCTCTTCGTCTTCTCCAAAATTATGCTGTCGGCTGCTACCGATATACTCGATATTCGTTTGGGGAATCAGGCAACGGTTGTGGTAATGGCCGACAAACACCTTGTCAAACCCCTCAAACAAGTTAGCCGGAAGTTCTTTCTCACTGGGCTGCGACAATGCCCCGTTAATGCCCTCATGTAAATACAGAAGATTGAGTTTCGTGGGATCAAAACCCTTGTTTTTCACTGATTCAAGTTTCTCGGTAAAACTTCCGTCTTCCGGGAAATAGGGAATCAGGTGCAACAAAGCCGATTCGCCGTCACCGACAGGCAACGTCATATAATCGTTCACCACCACGACATTGCGGTGCTGGTCGAAGATATGGCAATAGCCCCGTTCCGATTCCAAATTATTCTTATCGTGGTTGCCGTTGGCAAGGGTAACGCGGATGCCCCGTTTCGCTGCCGATAACAATACATCATGTACAGTCAGCAAAATATCGAGCGTCTGCGCGGCTCGTGACAGGAATACATCACCCCCAACGGCAATTTCGCTAATCCCCATGCTTTCACATATACGGAGTGCCTCATTCCAATTTGCCGTAAACTCCGGGATATTCTCTTTCCCGATATGTAAATCATTGACTAACAAGAGGCACGGATAATTCTCTTTGGCCATAATAAGCGTGTAAAAAGGGAGGAAAAGGCAGTTTTACAGGCTGCCCTTTCCGTTCCTCGGGTAAATAAATGAAGTTAATTTTTCGCTTATCGTCTGCGACGACGTTCCGGAACCGGGGTTTCTGCCGCCTGCTCTGCCGCAGGTTCCGGCTGGGAAGTGGCTTCCGTTTCCGCAGGGGCCTGCTCTGCCGGGGGCAAGGCTTCCAGAGCCGCTTCAATCAGGTCGAGCAGTTCCTGGTTGCCGGTCGAACGGGTGATACGCACGGGCAGCTTCTCCTGCTCGATAAACGAACGGATCAGCCCGCGTAGTTCCTGGCCTTCTTCCGTCTTGTCCGAAAGTCCCTTGTCCTGCAACTCGTCATAACGGGTAAAAAGGTCGTCAAGTTGGATGCCTCCACTGTTCGAAGCGTTTTCTTTGGCATCCTTCGTGCGTTTGTCAAAAGAGAAACTGCTGGTGTCTTCTTTGGGAAGTTCCGAACCCAACTGTTCAATGGCCTGCTTCATGTCTTCTTCTTCCATGACCGACATGCCGTACTTCACATCGCATTGTTTCAGGTATTCGAGAGTGGCCTCGTACTGATACCGGCTGTAGTGATAGATGATTTCGGGAATACGGCTCATGCCCATCAGTTTGGTCAGTTCTTCCGTAGTCAGTACGTCATTTTCCGCCTCATTGTCGATTTCAATCAGGTATTCGGTTTTGCCACCGTTCTTCTTTTTCTCGATTTCTACGGGATAGGCATTGTAAACGGAAGAGATAGGGCACGGGAAGCCAGGCGATTTAACCAGTTTCTTTTGCCACAGCTTGAATTTGCGTTCGTCCAGTTCCTTAAACTGGGAGTGGGAAAGGGTAAGCAACTGAATGCCTTTGGCACGTTCGTTTAAGTCCAGGATGTACATGGCATGGCCGTAATTGAATTTCAAGCCGCCGCCGAACGAACCGCCGCCGATTTTCTCGGCCAGCTTGTCATCCCCTTGTTCCTGGGCTTCTGCTACGGCCAGTTTGCGGTAAGTGTCGATTAAATCCACGGAATAGCCGGCATCGGTTGTGCGCGGCACGGTCACGTACATCGAGGCGGGTTTGGCATTGCCGGTGGCAGGTTTTTCCAGTTCCATCAGTAATTGACGTACCGGGTACTCATAGGTACGGCGGTCACTCGTACCGTCGGGGTTCGGGGCAATAGGCAGAATGCGAAGACGGTAAATGCCCAACTTGTCCATACGGAAATACTCCGTCTTGGTGAAACTTTTGTTTTCTTCCAGCGCTCTTTGCTGCGCTTCCTCATACGACTCCTGGGCCGCTACGAACAACTCTTCGACCGACAACTGCGGAAGGTCTTTTTCCTCATGTTTTTCTTGCATGATAAATAATACGATAAAATTAAACTGCCCGAATAGCAATCTAATTCGACAACAAACGGGTTCGGTTCCACCGCTTGTATTCAACTAATAATATGGGAGGGAAAAATCGGGGAGAATACCCCTATGTCCGCTCGGCATCCAGGTGCCTCAGTCAAAGTGATGTCAGTAGGAATCTGACTGGAAGCAAAGGTAATGCCTTCATCTCTACCCGCCAAATTCTTTTCTAATTGTTTTTTATAAACAATTTTAATCCGTTGCTTCTCAAAAGATTAAAGCCGGATATTCACACTGTAATACCGGATTATATAGACAAACCTCGCATCCGTCGGAGTTCCTGCCGGATAGTTTGCCGGTTCTCCTGGATAAAACGGGCCAGTTTCTTCTTACGAACTTTCTCATAATAAGCTTTCCGCTCCGGCGTGAGCCGTTTGGGACGCCTGCAATAAATCCCCAGGTCCCGGTATTCTTCCAGGTAGCGGTAAAACTTGGGCTTGCGCAACGACGGATCGCCCGAAGCCCGGCATACCTGCTCTACCAATTCTACTTTCGGTTCGGGATAAACAGCCCGGGGAGTCAGGTTCATAATAATGCCGTAAACAGCCGGAGCCTCGTATTTCAAAAGAAAACCCAGCCGGGTTTCTTCAAACTTATACTTTTTGTACGTTCCCGTTGGCCTTCCGTCCTCTTTTCGTCGGGGAAACCGGCTCAACTGGGGCAATTGGGTTGTCCTCGCTCCCCGATACTTCTTCGCTCGTGCCATTTTGCTGCTCGTTTTTGGAATTCATACGCTCATCTGTTCTCTCGGTGAAAGGCTTGGGAGAAGCGGCTGCAATGCGTCGCCTGCTCTCCACGTCATTCTGAATGTTTACTCGTTTCATACTGTTGATTTATTATTGTTGGTTTCAAACAAAATTTGGAATATTCAATGCGTCATTATTCCGTATGCTAAAGTCGTTTTCTCTTGTCGCCGACTCGACATCGCCTTGTCGCTGACTCGGGAATATGCCTGGAAAATAATCGGGAACAAGCCTGGCACCCCTAAACGAAATACGTAAAGTTAATCTCCGTCGTTGCGTTATACCAACCGCTTTCATACAATTGAATACTACGTGAATTGGCACGAATAATAAACGAAGAACCCCGGTTGTATTTGTGGTCGTCATTAAAATCACATAATGCACACCGAAGCCCATACTTGGGTGGCTGGATCTGATTGGGAATCACAGCCACCACGCCGCCCATATTATCCCCGTCACGTTTGGCTGTATTGATAATTCCCTGAATGCTGACTATATTCCCGATTTGCCGGACAAACAACTGCCGGGTATCCGTTCCGCTTCCCGAATTGTTCATCTGAAGCCAGCCCGTGTCAAGGAGCTTCGTTTGGTAATCATCCGCATAGGCGGCACCCAGCGTCCGGCAGGCGAGCTTTTTCGCATCGGCATTCGGCAGGGACAAATCCGACAGCTTCCCGTCCTTACGGATATAGGTATCCGTAATCTCTTTTCTGGAATACACATCCAGCTTGTCCCGCAAAGTCTGCTGCGCCTGCGCCGTCGTCTTCCCGGATTTTACCAGATAGGTAATGTAATCCTGAAACAGTTGCTCCACACTGGCAAACTTCCCGTCTGCTACCGTTTTGGTATAAACCCCGATATTGGCGGCTACCGAATCCTTTTCCGAAGAGTTATAACCGTCCAGTAACCGGGGCGCGTATTTCTTTAACTCCTTTACAAGGCTGGAAAGAAGTACATATCCCTCCACTTGTGCCTGCGATATTCCGTTATTGTCCGTATAGGCAAAACTGCCCGTTTTGATACCTTCCAGTTTCTGTTTCATCCCCTCGGTAAACACAATCCCCGTATAGGCACCGTCAGAACTGAGTTTGCCTTCCAGCATTTTATCAACCTCGGCAGCAGAATACACGCTCATATTTTTCCGGGCTTGCGCCTTATCCGGCAAATCCGAGAGGTTGGCACTTTTAGCCAGCTTCAAATCTCCCGTACCCCGTTTCTCCGCATCCAGGTTGGCACGTATCTCAGCCTGTTTCTCTGCTTTGCGTGCCGTTGCCTGCTCCGGCGTCATCCCGTTGATTTCATCGGCTGTCAGGTTTACCAGTTCGGTCAGTTTGCCGCCGATGGTCAGATATTTGCCGTCCGTCTCATTCTTGGAATATACCGACAAATTCTTCCGGGCAACTCCTTTGTCGAACAAGTCACTCAGGTTGCTGCTCACATTCAGTTTATATTTCAACGCTTCGGCAACATCCGAGGCAGTTACGTAACCCTGACCGCCATCCTCGATGTTTCCACCCGAAATGGCGTCTAATTTCGCTTTATATTCACTGGTGAAATCTTCCGTGGAGAGCCGTTTGCCGCTGACTGCCGACACTTTTTTAGCCAAAGCAGCGGTAAAGTCCTTTTGGGTCACGAAAATGGAATAAATATCCGTTCCCTTCACCCGTACTTCGCCCGACAGGTCGATATGGCCTTTCGGCACCAATACCAGGTTCCCGAAAAGGTTGCTCACCGTGAAATCATTCGTACCGGTTGAAACATAGCCCACCGAAGCGATAACCGCACAATCCCGGTCCTGCCATTCAAATGTGCCGGTCAGCTCGGGGTCGCCTTTGGCAAAAGAAGTGTTGCGCATGATATAACAGCTCCCGTTACCGCTCACCCGGAACACACCGTTCACAGCCATAGTCCGCGTTCTCCCTTCCACCTGGAACAAAGGCACGGAACAACGCTTGCCGTCATACACGTTGAAATTCCGGAAACGGTTGGTCGTCTGGTTATATCCGCAATAGTTGATATTCACAGAACCCTCGTCCGTATCGTCACCGACATTGATGATATGGTTCTGATACACATACACGCTCCCGATACGGCTTCGTTTTACATCGGCCTGTTCACAGCTAAAACCGTTCTCATCCAGCCGGGCCAATTCCGTCGTACCCTTTAGGAAAGAAAACGAGCCGTCTGTATTCAACGTTATTTCAGCCGTCAGCAAATCATTCAGGTAAGTGCCCAGCGAGCTTTCACCGTTTTCCTTTACCCGGCCTCGCAGACTGCGGCCATTGCCGTCCTGGACAGCCAGCTCCTTATCGGACTTCAACGCTTTCTCAACCGTTATTTCCCCGGCAAAGGTGACGTCTTTCTTCACCTTCTGCCGGGAAGCCGGACTATCCAGCAGCAAGGCATATCGTCCGAAAAACTTGTCGGTAAGGCGGGGAGCGTAATCACGGCCAATCTCTAAGTATTGGGGCAACTGCCCGGTCACCGGGTCGGCAACCTCTGGTACGGAGGTTCCCCCGCTGCACAAGTAACAACAACGCCCACGCTTGTTTACCTCATTGGCATAAACTACGGATTCATTCGTATTGGTCTCATAAATATAATAAGGGAAAACCGTGGACTGTATGCCCTCGAAATATCGGATTTTACCGCCCAGCCATACATAACCGGGAGTAATCCCGTTTCCTTCCGTCTCACAACCGGAAGTAATAAAAGCCGGACACTCCGAAAAGATACTCGTCAGGCTCAAGGCCAGCTCCTGCAAATTCAGCAGGTCGTCCGAATAAGTATATCGTCCTCCGGTCTCTGCAATATATTCTTTCATATCTTAAATAGGATTATTAGGTAAAATCTCATTTCCGTCAATCTTGATTAAATAAGTCTTTCCCGCCACCTTGTAAGTGTTCACCACATGCGAGAGCAAATACACAAACTCTTGGGTCGGAACGGTAATCGGGGGAACATTCACGACAAAGCTCGCCTTGTTGATAGCACGCTCCTCAGCGATATAATAAAACTCACGGGGCATTTCTTCCGGGCGGCTTGTCAAAATGACTTCCCCCTCTTTCCATACGGTAAAAGGGCGTCCGTGAACGGCATCCTCATGATACAAATCCACGCCCAACGACACGCTTTCCGAAAGGAATATCCGGTCGGAAGCATCGGCCAGATAACGCCCGAACTTATAATTCAGATACCACTCGAAACAAATCACCTGCGAAGTCATCCGGGCTTCAATATGCTTCTCCCGGGCAAAAGCCGTAAACCGCTCGTTCAGCACCTGCAAAGGATAAACAAGGCTTTGCACCAGCAGGATATACCGGCGACCGCTCAAATAGTAAGGCACCAGCCGGTTGATCAGCTTATCGGTAGGGAGCTTATACCTTTTCATAACAATCTACGATTAATTTGATAGCCTCCCGGAATGACGGAATACCCGCTTCTTCACCCGTGCCGCCCGATTGTTTCAAATACCCCGAAGAGGTATGGCTCATACGGCCTATCTTCCGGGCGGGAACAATATGCCCGTCGCTGTCGTAGGCAGCGATAAACACCCCTTGCTCCGGTTCTGCCGTCTCGTCAATATACACGTCCGTCACATGTTCTGCCTTACGGATAGCCGCCACAATGTCCGATACATAAATCGTCGAATCAAACTGAATACCCAGCATATACGCATTAAGCTGCTCTTCCACCTGGTCGTAAACCTCCGATTCCATCACTGCACCGTCATAATAGACCGACACCCGGGGAATCAGGATGTCCCCTTCCTGGCTGGTAACCTCTACCCGTGTTCCGGCAAACTTAATCCGGTTGATATAAGATTGGATCATGACCAGTTCCTCCGGCGCAATGGCGTGCAGGTTTCCTTTATTGCCTGTGGCAACCTTCAATATCAACTTATTGTCCAGGTTCACATCATCGTGGCTCTCCATATAAGAAGCCTGCGTGATAATCTGCTTCGACGGTTCCACCTCGTTATATCCGAACGCCAGCCCGTCTTCACGCATCATCAGCTCACTGCCTTTCTGATACTGCAAAAGAGCATTGATATAATAAGTTGGAGTACCGTTAATCCGGCTGTTCAGGATATTCGATATATCAATGGCAAACACATCAAGCAAACATTCAAAACTATATACCACCGCAGCAAAAGTCCACGTGATACCGTTCAGAATGGAAAGTTTGGAATCACTCGAAATCTCGGAAAGTTCCAGGCGCTTATTCCGCTCCCGGACCGCCTCGTCATAAATTTGCTGAATTGTCCTGCTCATATCTGTAAATTTTATCATTAATCATAAATTCCCAGGGTGCGCCCTCATTCCAGGCCGGTTCATGCGTCAGCACCCAAATCGCCTCCATCCCCGAGCTCACCATATACCGGCCGTTGGCATCTTTCCGGGGTTCCCGGTACTCGCCCGACGGCTGGCAATCAAACGCAACCTTGCAACTGCGCCGGTTATCATGCCGTCCCACCAATCCCGTCAAATAAGCGTCTATCACAGGCTGGCGGAAAACCGTACCGCACAGCGAAAGGCTCATCAGCTCCTTTAATTCCAAAAGCGGAGTAAACTCATCCGTCCTCAGCCCGTCCAGACATAACTCAAAAACATCCGATAACAGGGGTAAGGATTCAATGCCCAACGCCGCATTTTTCAATATAAACCGTTCTACATAAACCGGTTTGAATATATACAGTGCCAAAGGCTGAAATCCACTGAAATCCAATACTTTAAAACATCCTTCCATATACAGTGAAACCTTACGCTTTCCACCCGCCGGACTGTCAAACAAATGGCTTAACCGGAGAGAATTCCCATCCACACTCACCGCTTCGGCAACCGAATTGTCACCCCAGTCGATTTCCAGTTTTCCACTGCCCGAAACGGTAAAACCGCTACTGATTGCCTCTTGGGATAAATACAGTTCAACCGTGAGTGGCAAACTGAACGACTTCGGATAAACATGCAATTCGCCGGAGGCAGGAGTAATCCCGTGCGTTTGATAGTACGCCACCACTTCCTGATTAATCCGGTAATCGTCTGTATAATACAACACATCACCGGCACGCAAATCGTCATCCAGCGAAAGCCGTTCATTATTGACCAGCAAATCCGTAATCCCTTCAACCGAACCGTAAATGTGAAGGGCTACATCATAAATATTCTGCCCGGTGATAACCTGATAACTACCCATTTTTCTCCTTTACTTCCAATAATAATTCTCCCGTAGCCGAATCCATATAAGCATTGATAATAACCATATTGTCCGCTTCAAACTCGCTTTGCAGCTTGGCGGCCAGACCGGTATTTTCGAAATTCCCGTGTAAATAATCAATCAATCCGACACCCGTCAGGGGATGCTGGTACAAATTTCCGGCAGAGGCTTTCAGCAGGAACGTCTCGTTCTGTGCAAGCGATGCCTTGACCAGCAAATCGGTTTCATGCCCGCTGTACAAGGTCAGCACACCTTTCGATAAGACAAGGTTGTAATAGTTCTCGCTATTCAACCGGCGAAACTCCGCCAACCGGATTTCTCCGCCGTCCGGCAGAACCACCTCATACCAATGCCGGTTGGTCATCGGATTCACCACATACTCCGGCATTTTTTCATCCCTGCCCACACGGAACCGGACCAGCATCCGTTTATACACCGCCCGGTAAGGCACATAAACATGGGCCTGAAAGCCGTCCTTTACCCGCTTCTCGTTTCCAGGAGGGATAACCACTTCACCATAACAGTAAGTGTCGTTATCCAGCCCTTCCACCTCATCCGGCAACACAAAATCATAAAGCGTTTTCCCTACGATATTGTCCGTAGTTTCCAGCTCCCCGTATGCCGTATCTATCTGTATATCCTGTCTTGCCATAATTAGATGCACTTTACATTCCAAGCCCGCAATATGCTGCATTCAAAAAGATTGTAAAACAACGCAATGGAGTAAAAAAATCCCGGCCGCCTGCAAGAGCGACCGGGACAGCCCACTCTCTCCGAAGAATAGAGTGAAAGGCAGCGAATGGTTTAAATCAGACGGTCAGACCGTCAAAAATCTTTTCAACCGTAGCCCACATATCGTCCGGCAGGCTTTCGTCCGAAATCTTCTCACACACTTCCTTTAGATAAGCCGTTTCGTCCGCCGAAAATTCCACCTGTAACGCGATCTCCTTTTCCACGTCCCATTCAATACGTTTGGTCTCAGCATTCTCTTGCAAGTTGATTTCCGAACGTTCCGAATCGGAAATCTCGATTTTACGGATGATTTCCTTTTTCAGGTTAAACTGCTTAAAGTTTCCCTCCTTGGGTAAGAGCGCCGGGATATACAACCGGTCCTTTACTGTTAATTCCATGCTTACTTTTTTATTGGTTTACTTCAATCGAATAGCGGCTATCGGTCAGAAATGTTTGCCGGTTGCTGCATTTCTCCTGTACTTTCTTTGATTTTCTCAGCGAACTTGTCAAAATCAAGGAAATACAGGGAGGTTTTGCCTTCCCCTGTCAGGTTGCAGAAGATATTCCCGTTCTCGTAAGTAATATATCCCACATCCACCTTTTCGATGCCGTCCGGCTGGATGGCTTGTACGGTTGCATGAATACGGGTCAGTACCTCATTGACCAGCACATACTCAATCACATAGGTTGCATTGGCAGTGGTCTCTTCTGCCGTCTTTGTTAAAACAGTATTTGTAATATTCATAACTAAAAATGATTTTATCCGGAATAGTGCATCCGGATGGAAAAAGTTTATCTTTTACGACCAATCTGCCGTGCTGAATACCTGGAAACAAAACGAACCCTCATTAGCTGAAGAATCATCTTGCGTTTGCACATAGAAATACGAACTGTAAATCCCGATAATGGTAGCGTATATGGGTGTGCCCGTGTAATAACCCGTCATTTGGACAAAATATTTACCGCTCAGGCTCCAGGGCAGATACACCGTATAGCGACCGGTTCCGGTACGGCTGATGGACATTCTTGTCCCGTCGAAAGTCTTTTGTTTCAAAGAGGCGCTCGTCCCGGACAAGGTGACAATCCCCGATGCCAATACTTGAAGAAAACTGCCGTACTTGCCCGTACACATGATATCCCTGCGGTTGAGGACTATCCAGCCGAAAAAGGTGGCATTGTCCCCATAGCCCAACAACTCGACAAGCTCACGGGAGAAACTGATAGAGGTTTTCTGTATGCCGTCTTCAAAAAAATATTTTCCCGAAGGGGCACTGATACTCATATAGCCTACCGTTGTGTTGCTTCCCCATTTATAGTTCACCAGTGTCACCCGCCGTCCGCTTTGCTCCAAAGACCAGGGCAATGCAATATTCTCATCCCAGGAACCCCGGATGGCCACGATGTTATCATAGTTGTTAAAGTTCTCTTGCGTGGATGTGTCGCCCCCAATCCAGATAGACGAATCATTCAACACAAACTTGTTCCGCACACTTCCCTGAATACGCACATTATTAAAAATCGCATTTTTGGCTTGTACATTTCCCGCAGCATCCCACGTAATATTGCCGTTTGCCAAACGACCGGAACCGTCAGCGGCAAAAGATATTTTCCCATATCCGAAAGTGGCGGAACCGTCTGACTTCAGTCCCCAGTAGTCAATACCCGTAGAAGGATTGTCATTATACAAATATCCACTGCTGCTGAATACTACCCGGTGTCCGGAACTTGGAGAAGACGCCGTAATAGAACTTGAAGATATATTCCACCCGCCGATACTTCCACGTACAAAAGAACAGGTTAAACCGTTTATATACGACGCATTGATAATATTCGCCCGGATACTGGCCGCATCCAGTTTTGCCGAAGTAATGCTTCCGGCGGCAATCCGGTCGGCACTGATTGTTCCGGCTGTTATCTGGTTGGCATTCAAAGTAGAAGTATAAATACCGTTTGCGTCAATCGTCGTCGTGTATTTCTCCGTCGAAGTCACATCGAATACCGTAGCGTATGCCACCCACCATTGAACGGGACTGCTTGTGCTGCCTACATTACCCGTTAGGGCAAAAAAGTGGGTTGAGGAAAAATTGGAAGTACCGCATACCACTTTGCAGATATACTCACACCACTCTCCGGTTCCTGCCGTAGGCGTCAGCCACTTCTGTTTTCCTCCCGTACCCATACTGTTCGTATGAAAACTGATGTCCCTTCCGACAGGTATCTTGGCTATGATTCTCGTTATAAAAATCTTGCGATAAGATGCCATTGTACCAAAATAAAAACCTCCACAGTAAGGGGATGCCGTACCGGTGTTTTTAATAAGCAGGACAAGTTTACTGTCATTGGGTGCGTTACTATCCCTCTCACGGGTTATGGTCACTGTCCCGTTACCACTATTGTTATAAACATTAATACCGTTGTTCCCATTGTAAAAAGTCGGGTCCCGATACAACATCTTCCCGAATGCCATTGCCGAAGCCAGTTCCTGAGCTCTCGTTATCCCCGACGTCCATTGCACAGACACCGAAGAGCCGAAAGTAACCGTCCCCGAAGCATTCCACACGATATTTCCATTGGCTACCTGACCGCTGCCGTCATTGTTAAGCCGCCAACGGCTGCTATTGGTTATCGAACCGTCGCTGCCCAACGAAATATTGTTTTTCCAGATATGATTGTGGTCGAAAGCCCAGCCCGCAATCCGGTTATAAATTTCCTTGCTTCCCGAACGGCTGTAATTCGCCGACAGGCAGAAATATTCCTGATGGTCCCACGACATCATCTGAATGCCGATAAATCCCGTCTTCACCGTATTGCCCGAACCGGCAATCTGCCCGAGAATCAGATGTCCCGCATTATTGCTTTGATGCCACGTCAGACAAATCCCGTAAGGCCGGTAACTACCGCTATACCAATACCCCGAACCGGTTGCCCGCGAACGGATTTGTATGGGACAACTGCCTGCGGAACCTACGCTGCCACTGGTGATGTTATCCGAACCGATATTCCAACCACCGATGGTTCCCCGGATAAACGTACAACTCAAACCGTTGATATATGCCGTGTTGATGATATTGGCCTTGATACTCGCCGCATCCAGCTTTGCCGAAGTAATGCTGCCTGCCGCAATCCGGTCGGCACTGATAGTGCCTGCGTTAATCTGGTTGGCAGTCAGCGTACCCGTATAAATTCCCGTACTGCTGATATAAGTCAGCGGATGCGCCGATAGCGTGGAATCATTTCCCTGGGCCAGAGCGATAAACCGGTGACGGCGGATCTCACTTTCCACCGAAGCTGTCAATGTACGGGGAGCCGGGGCATAAGCCTTGGAAGTGCCGGATTGAAATATCAGGTCTGAATTATAAGCAATCTGCGGGGCGGCCGGAATAGGGGAAGGACTATACAAACCGTTTTCTATGGTCTGGTCGGAATAAATATGATACACAGCCCCCGTTGTGCCGCCACCTCTTAAAAAGACAGCAAACATGCAGGAATTTCCGCAATGTGCTGCCCCGGCAAACATGCGGGAATAACATTCCGACAGCTCATAGATGTCCCACGAGTACGAAGCACCGCCCCAGCCACCGAAATTCGCCAGAATGGATAGAATCAAACCGCCCTTATGGGTACTGCTGTTATTATCCCAGTCAGACGGTGCCTGTTCCGAATAATTGCGCCGGATAAGGATAGTTCGCTTGTGGCTTTGGTCACCTCCTTTGAACACCACCGGGTAATACTTCCCCGATTCGCCGTTTATCACGATTTTCTTATAATAGCGGTAACCGTAATTCGCAGTCTTCGCTGCCTCTATATCATTCTTCCACTTCAAGGAAACAGAATCCCCGAAAGTCACATTCCCCGCAGCGTCCCAGAGAATATTACCGTTAGCAATCCGACCCGAACCGTCATTGTTCAAACGCCACTTCATGCCGTTATAAATACTCCCGTCCGAACCTAAATAAACGCTGTTTTTATATATCTGGATATTGTCGAATATCCACCCCGCAATCCGGTTCTGGCTACCCAATTGCGCGACAATCGTTCCTGCCGAATTGGTCGCATACAGACCGAAATCCGTATTACTGTTATAATACAATTGCACCCGGTGCCCGCTCGTTGCGCTCGATGATGCCCCGAATACGGCAATGCGCTTATTAGCCTTGTCTAATACAATTTGACCGCCGGATAAAGTAGTACTGTTTATAGTCCAGCCTCCGATAGTTCCTTTGGTCACGTTCAAAGTCAATGCCTGAATATTCGCCGCTGTAATCAAAGCGGATTTCAATTCGGTCGTATTCAACCGGGCTGTATGGATTGTTCCGGCAGAAATCTGGTTGGCGTTCAACGTGCCGGTATATATGCCGCTGCCATTGATAAAGGTGTTACGCTGCCCGTTGACCGATACGCCCTGCGGCACGCCGTTGACAACCAACGTGGACAGCTCCGCATACGGGGCACTTGCCTCCAGACCGTGCAATGCAAACAAACCGTTATTCTTCCCGATACCCGGAATGCCGATAAAGGCAAAAGGATTCCGGGCATCCGTTATCAGACAGTCGCTGCCGCCGCAACGCTGGATAGCCGTATTCAGCGTTGCATTGATACGGATGGCATCATACGAGGTGAGGATGACAATTTTATCGCTGCCCAGCGCATTCAAAACGGTAGCAAGTGTATTGCAGTTTGTGTCGCTTCCATAAACGTCATAATTGGTGGTGGAATTGACTACCAATGTGTCACGTGCAACCACCGTTAAAGTAAGTCCCCTCGAACTCGATTCATGAACGGCTTTTCCGTTTATGGTCACCTTACGGGTGGCTGCATGATTCAACCCCGTCCCCCGGACATATAGCTTTCCGCTATTGGCGGCATTGACGGCGGCATTCGTCCACAAAAGGGAAACTGCCGACGAGAAAGTCACATTTCCGGCAGCATCCCATACGATATTACTCCCGGCAATGGCTCCTGCACCGGTAGCATCCAGCCGCCACTTCATCCCCCGGATACCGGTCGAACCGATAGTAACGGAACCGGACGCCGAAGTATAACCGCCCGAAGTATTATTCTTGGTTCCTCTGAAAATAGAATCTGCATCCAGCGACCAACCGCCAACCTTTCCTTTGGTTACATTCAGTGTAAGTGCCTCGATGTTTCCGACCGTTATCAACGAAGCCTTCAACGCATTCACATCAATCCGGGCAGCACTGATAATCCCTGCCGTAATCTGTGAAGCATTGATTCGCACGGCATTCACCGTATTTGCCGATAAAGTGCCGGTGAAAATACCCGTTGAACCGATATAGGTTAATTTGGTTGCCCAACCCTCGGTATTGGCTTTATGGGTGATGGCATCCGCCACACTGCGGGCATCTGTTCCCGCTTTCTTGGCATCCGCTACTTCTTTTTCGACATCGGCCACACATCGCACCCAGGAACCTTTGGTCCCCAATTGTAAAGAAATATTCTTTACACGAGCTATGCCCTCAGAACCGGAATAGCCGTATATATAAAAGGATACGGGCTTACTTAAATCAATGTCTGCATCCAGGGTGAAAGTATAGGAAACCCTTTGCCATTTGTTTAGTGACGGACAGGTAAGGGAATAGGTGCCGCTGCTAAAACTGGCAGTAGTCTGGCCTTTCTTCGTGCCATACACACCACCGTGAATCGTCATGCCGGCAGTATCGACCATCAGGTCTGCCGAGAAAGTGTACCGGCAACCCGGCATTAACTTTTCTTTCTGATAAATACCGGAAGAGATTCCCAGCCAACGCTTCAAATGTCCGACTGCTGAATTTTTATTCGCCAGTTCCAATACGGGAAAACCGAACTGGACGATATTTAGATGCGCATGGTAACCTCTTGCCGGTTCTGCGACACCGGAATTATATCCCGAACCCCAGTTGGTAATGACATAAGTGCCGTTCAGGGCGTTGTCCCAGCCGATATTATTATTGGTGGAATAATACCGGAGATCCCCGTTCTGCAACAAATTTTCACTGCCGACCTGAAGCTCGCCGATTTGATTGTTTATCTGGGTAGTTGCTGCTGAAATAGCTGCGTTCTTGGCGGCATCGGCTTTGGTTTGTGCGGTAACGGCTGCGCTGTTGATAGCTTCCGTCTTGGCTTGGCCGATTGCATTCACCCAATTCAGCGATACGGAAGAACCGAACTCTACCTTGCCCGTCGATACATTATATTTTATGTATTCGTTCCCGTTTCCCAACTGTACGTTCCCCGCCGCATCCAGAACAAAAGTCTTTTTACCGTCACTGAAACCATATATGCCGTTGACGGTTTCTTTCGAGATAACGCCCGAAGCGTTCCGGGTACTAAGCGAAAACCGGCCGATGGCGATTCCGGTAATGGTTCCGTTGCTGTTTTTGGTCCCGGCAAAAATTTTGGGAGTAATGACACTTTGCCCGTCGATCACCGTTTTGCCGCTGTTCCAATCCGATACCCAGTCGAGCAAACTCGCATCTACACCCGGCGTGCCCGGAGTACCGGACTTAACCTTATACCAACCGAATGAAACCGTAAAGGTCTGTCCGTTTACCGTTACCGGAATAGAAACAGTACCGGTATCCGCCAAGGTCGTATTTCCGCTGCTTACCCGGTAGGAAATGGTTTTGGTGTTCTGATTGACGGTTATCGAAGCAAATCCCGCCGGTTGGGTGATAGCCCCGATGGTGAAGCCGGTGACGGGAGTGTCCCCGCAACGTACCGAAATCACCGAATCAAGCGCAAGCGAACCCGAGACTTTTCCCGTATGGTCGCACGGAATCGCCGCCTTATCGACACTCTGATAAACGGAATACGTGTCGGTGGCGACACGTATAGTGATTTGTCCCCTCGCAAGCAACGCCATTACTTACTGATTTCTACGGTGAAGGTGGCAGCTACCGAGACCTCGGCACGGGTAACGGTCAGGGAACGCCCGGTCTTTGTTCCGGAAGTACCCCAGGCCGTATCCTGTACGCCCAGCTTGTTGAATTTGCGCCAGGTACAGGTAGCACCGGTAAAAAAGGAATCGGGAAGCAATACTCCGTTTTGCCAGCAGTTCACGGTCAGAGCGGTGGAAGTGAGCCCCGAAGTTAGCGTGGTGCCTGCCGGGGCGGTAATTTCCACCTGGTAAGGGTCGCTCATGTCCGCAAAGGAGATGACATCGCTCACAGTGGTATTATAGGTGCCGCTGGCGGTGTCCGTGTCTTTGATGGTACACTTGAAACTTTCAAAATTGAGCACAGCCGATTCCGGTATGGTAATCTCGTTGGTGGTGTAGCCGGTGATTCCTCCGGCATTGGCGGCTGTGATTTCAGTCCACGTCCCGCTGCCCAATTTATACCACTTATACGTGACGTTCGTATTGTCGATAACCGAACCCCGCCACATATCGCAACGGGCCTTCAGACTGGCGGAAGCCCCGTTCTTGAATACGGTTCCGTTGGGAGCATAGGCAATAGCGCAAATCAACTGCCCGGCATTGGTGGTCTTGGTATAAGTGATGGATGCCTTGGCTTTCGTTTCCGCACCCGTATCCGGATCGACGTAAATAACCTCGCATTCCACTTGGAGCTGGTTGACCGACGTCATATTATTTTTGATAACCAAAGCATAAGGCGAAGCGGTCGCTGCCGTGGCGCCGAAAGTGGAAAGATTAGTCGAACCGTTAATCTTCCATACGGGGGTTCCTTTCAACCGGGCTACCTGGTTGGTGCCGACACCGGTTACATACACTTCCGGAGTAATCACCAGGAAAGGGGAAGCCGACCACGAGGGAACATAGCTGCTGTTTTCCTTGTTGAATATCTGGGTGGTTGCCACATTGCTCCCTAAATACAGATTGATGGACTTGCCATCATTCAAATCTACGATTGTAATTTGTCCTCTTGAAATAACTGCCATTATTCTTATGTATTAATTGTAACTTCACACGTAAAAGTGGCCCGTCGGTCAACATCCTCATCCGAAACCGCCAAACGGCGCCCTATTCCCGCATGGAGTTCGTTCCACACCGTATCTCCGTCCGGGTTGGCCGACGTTCTCTTCCAATGGAATAGGTTATCGGGAAGGGTTTCGGTTATTTCTTCCGAACCTTTGTAAACATAAGCAGTCAGAATAGTGGCAATCTCCCCGTTGATGAAATGATTCCCGTTATCCGTCAGGATTTCCACGGTATAAGCGGCAGTCTGCGATAAGATATTCTCCTTGGTCTCATCATCCATCTCCCCCCAACGGATAGTGATGTCCTTCAATACAATATCCTTGTCCGTCCAGCTAAACTTGCCCCCGGCGAAGTGTCCCGTTCCGTCCGGCAGAATGACGAAAGAGCCGTCCCGGGAACAAATCGAGCCGTCCTCGTTCAGGCGCAGCAAAGGGTTTTGAATCGTCCCGCCAATTCCACCCTTACAGAACCAGGCCCCGTAATCTTCCGTGTAGGAAAGTTTATCATCCGTGGGCTGATATTGTGAAATGCGTTCGCCGCTTTCCATCTGTGGGGCAGTCAGCAAAATACCGGTAAGTGCGCTTTTTACTCCGATAGTAAAGGTCGGACGCTCCGATGCCTCAATAGTGAACACCACCTTGTACCGCCTCCATTCGCCGGCTACCTCGGTTTCAACCTCTCGGATAAAATGCTCGTCCTGATAAAAAGAGAGAATACCGGCATCCGACTTTATCCAAACAGAAAAGTTGTATTGTTGTCCGGTATGTTCCCGCCGCCATTCAACGCTTTGTACAGCCAGTTCCGCATCTCGGTCAACCTGCACGACACGACCGATACCTGCCGGGCTGTTTTCCTCAACGGTGATGCCACCCGAAAAACAGCAACCGACAGAATCGGGGATGACGTTTTTATGAATTTTCCCTACGTAGAAAGTGGAAGCAAAGCCCGATTCATCACCGGCTGTCAATGTGCCTGCAATGTTCACGTTCCGGGTTGCGTAAAGGCTTTGGAAGTAAGCGCCGTAACCGTCCAAAATACCGAATACCGGGTCGATAATCCCGCTGATTTTACCGACACGGGCTTTTGTTGAATCGGAAAAAGTAGCGATGCTGGATAGCCGGACGATGTTTAAATCCGACATCTCGCACCAGTCTTCACCCGACAAGACGGGAGCGATAGTAAGCCTGCGGGCATATTGGGGCGGATAGTCCACCGTTATCAAAGTCAGCTTGTATCGCCATTCTGTCGAAATATCCACCGTATCCGTGCCGTCCGTTTCCCCGCCATCCGAATAGCCGAAAGTCAAAGGCACATCCGGTATGGAACGGGATGCCCGGATACGGTAGGAAATGACCACCCGTTCGGGATAACTGACCCGGCCGGTAATGGGAAATTCAAATTTTTCACCGGCACAGATACGCCGGTTCTTCTCCATCCGGCAGAGCGAATGTTCCGTGGCCATTCCGTCAATCACATCCAGATAAGGCGAAGCTGAGTCCGAAGCGGTCAGGTACAATGCACCCCCTCGCTCCGGGTTGAAAAGGTTGGTCATCCGCACGAAATCCAATAGCTCCCCGTTTTGAGGTGCATCCCCTTCGACAAGTGCCCCGGTAAAATAATGCGATTCTTTCCCGTTGATGACATCCGTACCGTTCTCCAGGACAATCATCAGGGAATATATCAGATTGTTCCCGTCCCGGTATTGCCGGCGCACCACATCACCTGCCTGTAACCCCTGAGTCTTATGCGAATCCGGCGCAATAATGATTTTATAGGTTGGATAATTATATTTTGACATGCTTAACTGATTCTTTCCACCCGGTCGCCACTGCACGAATCACTGACCCAAAGGGAGCCGTTCGTCGCACTGTTTTTCTGCACCTCCAGCTCGTAAATGCGCATCTTCTTGCGGATGGTCAGTTCATCGAAAGTAGCGGCAATATTACCGGTTGTCTGATTTTTCAATATCCCCCAGCCATATCCGGCAAAGCCCGAAGAAAAACGCTCCGAACTGATGCTGCCCGTGAAATAGGCATTCCCGAAATGCTTGATTCCGTCAGTGGTCGATAGCAGGTAGTTTTCACTGCTAAGGAATAGGTGTTTATCCGTCAATCGGGTGAAAGAACCGTCGATACCGACCGATTTTTTAGCCTCTATCGACTGGGAGAAAGTAATAAAATCACAATTCGTTTGTAGGTGAAAAGAACGTGAGCCGCTATCGGGTAACCGGTAGACCGAAGTCGAATCCCGGAAACTAAAAGCAACTTTATCGTCCGAACTGCATAAGAAAAGTTGCCGGCTGTCACCGGAAAGGAATACGCCTTGTTTATTGCCGAACCGCATTTTCTTATGAATGACAAGACCTTCATCCGCATCATTTTCCCGGTAGGTGGAAAGCAGGTCTGCTCCGTAATTATGGGCTGCCCGGAAAGAATCGGGGAAGTAGGCCGCTCCGTATTTACTGATTAATATATTGTCCCCGTCTATATCGGTCAATCCCGAAAAAAGCCGTATCTGCTGTGTGTTTTCACTGCCCAGTAATAAATGCCCGGATTCACAGGCCAGCCGGACATCCGTTTCATTGACCCGGTACAACACGGGAACAGTGCCGATTTTTACACCATATCCCACGCCAATGGATAGAAAGCCGTTCAAACGGGCTTCCTCTTGGAAAAGCGTAATGACTTCCTTACCGCCGGTTCCCAGCTTGACACCCTGTAAAGCCGACAATTCACCCGATAACGTGACCGCACCCGCCACTTGCAACTTTCCGGCAACAGTGGCATCCAGCATCGTCCAGTGGACAGTCGGAAGATTGGCATTCCCGGCATGAAACGCTTCCTTGCCTTTTATACGAATGGTATCGGACGAAAGAACCACCCCTTTGGCTTTGTTTTCACCGAATACCATTTCACCCTGGCTGGTCAAACTGGAATGACCGAACGACAGCTTCGGATGCTCAATAATTACCATTCCGTCCCCGGCGATATAACGGATAAACTGCTGCCCGCCGATAAATAAATTACTGCCGCCGATGCGTATATCCCCATACACTTGCAGTCCATATACGGGAGTTACCCCGTCATCGGCGACCTCCTCGTAAGTTCCCAACAACCGGGTATTGCCGGCCCCCGCTTCAAAACCGTAATTTGCACGCAGCACACCCCGCATGTCGCCACCGGTCTTTTTCAGGTAGTCCAGCAATATCCCGCCTCCGCTTTCACCGCCTTCCCCGGCAACCGCTCCCGCTATGGCGGAAGCAAAGTTATAAGCCGTGTTACGCAAACGGATGGAAGTGTCGTCTCCCTCTTCAATGCCGTATGGGTTCTCCTCACTTTTTTTATCCTGGGCATTAAAAAAGTTGTGATACAACTCCGAATAGATGGAGTAGCACAAACTGTTCGGATTCAATTCTCCGATGTCAGGCAATAGGATAACACTCATTTCGTGTAGGCAGTTTTAGAAAGGAATTTCTGAATCCTGGAAGCCAGCGAGGGAAAATTGGGGGCATTGATGGCGGGCATAGTCCCCATTAAAGTAGGCGTCATGATTTTGCTGCACTCCGTTATAAAATCCAGCATCAATTGGGCGAGCTCGTTTCCGAGTACCAAGGGTTCGCTGGCATCTTCACTGCCGATAGTCACTTTTTTATCCGCTACCACGACGGAAGTGCCGTTTACATGCTGTTCCAGCTTGTCCGTGGTTTGGTTAAACTGCGATTTATCAACTTTTTGGGCAATGCTTTCCGGCGTCACCGTGATTTCTGCCTGCTTGTCGTCCTTGTTCTTGACAAGGGTTTGAATAGCTTCGGCAGTGTACCGGGTGGAACTTTCGTTACCGGTTTTCTCCAACCGGTCGTAATCGGGGGAATCATTGCTTTCCGCATCCAGTTCTTCGGTTTCCGCCACACCGATAACGCTCTCCGTATGGGAGAGTATCTGTATAAAATCCGCATGGGAGAAATTAACGACATAAGCGTACTTGGTAGCCGCATCGGTTACGATGGTTACGTCCGAAAACAAGGTAGGGATAATCAGGAATCCTCCGGAATTGTCCTGCAACCCCGACAACAACACCCCTTTGTGAATGATAGGCTCCGAACTGGCGGTCTCGTCGGGAAATTCCCCCACGTCGATAGTGCCCAGGTATTCATCCTCCTCATTGTTTATCTTCGCCACATAACCGTGAATCAACCGGGCCGTTCCCACACCGCCCGTACCGCAATGCGACATATCCACCCGGTCGATACTCCGCCCCAAAGCAATCTTCCGGATTGCCTCACGAATCATCCGCTGGCTGTTCTTCGTTTCCATACTTCTTCTTTTAGCAGAAGAATAGTCCAATTACAGCCCGGAGGTTGAATACAATTGAAAGAAGAAAAAAAATACCGCAATGCTGAAAAACACTGCGGTAAAAAGTCTAACTGGAATTTTTATATTTATTTCCGTTTCTCCAGATAACTGCAAAATTCATCCAGAGAGCGTTGCAGCACATCTTTCGGTATCAATTGTCGTTTATATTCTGCTATCATCGTAGGACTTAAACTACGACTGAGGGCATATTCCACCACTTGCCGTTTCGCACTTTCACACAATAATATTCCTATGCTCGGATTCTCATTGCTTCGTTTGACATCCCGGTCCAACGCCTCCAGATAAAATTCCAACTGCCCCATATAAGAAGGCTTGAATGGAGTTGACTTTAATTCTAAACAAATCAGACATTGAAGACCTCTGTGAAAAAAGAGCAAATCGATTTTATAAATTTCTCCGTCCACCTCCAAAGGGTATTGGCTACCTATATAAAGGAAGTCCTTTCCGAGCTCCAGAATAAACTCTTTCATGTGTTCCAGAATGCCTTTTTGAAGCTGCTTCTCTGTATGTTTGGGCGGCAGTCCCAGAAAATCCAGTATAGCCCGGTCCTTAAAATCATAACTGTTATTCGGGTATATCTGTTTAAACCCGGCAGACTGGCTTTGTGGACTGGATAAAACAGTCGTATAGGCATCCTTGGCGATAGCATTGCCCAGTTCTTTTACATTCAGCCGTTCCTTGTTGGCATAAAGCATATAAAAAATCCGTTCCGGAAACGTGCGGCACGAAGCAAGGATTTCGATATGGCTCGTCCAGTTTACCAACGTCAGAATCCGGGGCATTGGAACTGCTGTTTGAAATTGTACCATTTCTGATGATACAAATTCATTCTTCTCATTATCAGTAGATTGTAATTGTGTCATTTGAAATGACACAATTTTGCTGTCCTGCTTATTAGCAATCTGTAATGGTGTCATTTCTGATGACACAAATGGAAGAGAGGCTATTTGCTCTGAAAACCCGGCACTGGAATAAGTCTCATAAAAAGAAACCATCCGGTAAAGATTCTTACGACTGAACCCTCGAAGCGATGGATCATTACGACGCAGAAATTCAGATAACTGTGTCACCACCTTGCTGCCCCATTCCGCACTTTTCAACCGATTAGAAACGTAATGACCCACTTCCCAACTTAATAGCAAACTTTCTTCATTGACATTCTGCAAAGCACGGGTACGGTGATAAATGATGATTTTCTGCACCGCACCGAACTGCACTTCCAGGCTTTCCTGTATATGTTTTTCAGCCATAAATAACCAATATAATATTGTTTATAAATCAATTAAACGCACAAATTCATAAACCAAGCTGTATATACAACTAATTTACTGTGTTACAAATATTTCGCTAAGGTACGAATAAGTTTTAAAAAAAACGGGATTCTCTGGGAATTATCGCTTCATCCCTTAACCCGGAGATTTCACTTTATACGGTATCGTCACCTTCTGCCGATACCCCTGCACCCCGAAAGTTGTCGTCACCTCCTCCGTTATGTAGATCCCGTTCTTGGACGGATTCCGCTCGTCAACCAGTTCCACTTGCACCGCCGTATTCAATGCCAAATCACCGAACAGAGTAATACTGCCCGTAATCCCGTTCAAATTGTAATGCTTAAAATACTCGATGGTTTCTTCCACCAGTTTATCCGAATTAATCTTCATGTTCGGCGACATATACGGCACAATGGTATAAGTACTCAAATCCACCTTCGTTTTGGTTTGGGCACCCTCTGCCGTCGTGTTCCCCGTAACCTTATGCGTCTTCTTGCTGATTTGGGTGGCATTGACGGTTTGAAACTCCTTGCTGCCTGCGACCGTCGGGTCATAATCGGGATTCAACCGGATAGTCACCTCAAAAAACTTTTCATCCGTTCCCAATGCCTTTCCCGTCACGGCTAAGAATTTCGGGTCGGTTTTCACCACCTTCAAACCGTCCTGCGCCACATGGTAATTGAAATGAATCCGGAAAGGTTTCGCCTCACTGTCACTGGGAAAAACAGGCTGGCTCTTGGATGACGAATAAGGACGCCCGATAGCAATGGCTGGCATACTGTCCGGCGAATTTTCATCGTATTTCAAAAAGCAATACACCTTATACTTGCTCCATTCCGACAACACGTCGGCCACCGTGAAATTATCCGTAATCTTCACCTTGCCGATTTGTATGTCAAACCGCTTGGTTTCCGAGTGAATCACAAACCCCGTATCTTTCAGTAACCCGTATTTGTCGCCCAGCACGTCATTTATGCTGGTCGAGGACGGAGTTTCTATTTTCGGGGCCTGTTTCAATTTCAGCTTATAGGCCATATTCTCACACTGGATTTCAAACTTGGAAGCCGAGTTGTAAGCGGAAATATACCCCTCGAACATCGTTTTCAACAGCCCGTTATAACCGAGTTCGATTTTTACCCGTTGCCCCACCTTGAAACTCACCTCATTCATGGCTTGTTGAGTACTCCGTTTCTCGATAACCACACCGTCCTGCATAATCTCCGTCGTAATCCGGCTGGCATCCTTTCCTTCCAGCGTGGCATTGCCGATAACCGTACTCTGGAAAACAGTCCCCTTAGGGAAAACAACTTTTGCCGTACCGATCAGTTTTTTATAGGATTCGTTTATTTCTACTTCTTCCACTTCCGTCAGCACAATCGGCGACTGAATCACCATCGGGTTACCGGGGTCGGCATCCCCGATAGTGATACGGCACGATAAAACATCCAACATGCTTACAACCATAACTTCGATACTTTTAAAAGGGATGCGGGATCTATCGCCTCAGCACCCAACTTGGCGTATTTAATCCATTTGTTAGAATGCTTAATAGCAACATCCACCTTTTCCTCTGCCGCCAGTTTCAACTCCACGCTTTCGGACGGCTCCACGGCAACGCACGAAAGGGTATAAGGCTGTACATTCCGGCAGTCCGTAGCCAACAGCGAATAACTCAATACAATCAGCTTGGCAATACGAAACTGACGCAGAATCGTATTGTCGCAATCAAGCACCCCCTTGAACTGCATCAGCTTCAAAAACTTCGAAACCTCCGCTTCGGGATATACATCGGCATATTTGCTGGTAATCTTCCCGTTGATAGAGATTTCTAAATCCCCGCCGGAGATATATTCTTTCCGGGTATAATCCCGGCCTTGCACCTGTGTCATCACAACATTGTTCTTGCTGTTTACCTGCACCATCGGCTGTAAATCCACGAAAGTCACCAGTCCGTAGTTGCTGTTTCTTTCCACCTTTCCACTCTTCATATCGAAATAATTACCCTCTTCTGAAATAGCCAGTTCCAGGTAATCCTGCACCACACGGCCTACTATCGAATCCGCATAATTCTTTTTTCGGGCAACTGCCTGTTGTTCACTGATGAGCTGGTAATATTGCCCCGTCTTGTTGGCGATGCTGGTCTGTGATTGCGTTTGGAGGTACTTATCCCGCTCTTTCTGCTCCCAGTATTGCAGGAAACGGGGATAAGAGCGCAACGCACCGTATGCCAACTGCGAAGCGGTCTGGATAACGGCACGTTTCAATATCTCCTTGTCCTTTGAGAAATAGTGTACCGCACCGTCCTGAAACTCGGCAAGCCCCATCCCTAAACCACGCCGGGCAGCATCGCTGATGTAACCGTCCAACGAACCGCTGCCGATGATTCCCCCGCTCAGGAGAACCGATTTGCCTATATTCAATAATCTGCTCATTCTTTTACTGATTAACCGTTCCAACTCGCATCGAAATCATGCACCACATCAATCAACAACTGGCTCAGTTGTTCTTTCAGGTTCTGCACTTCTTCCTGCTGACCGTCCTTATTCTTTAACAGGTTGATGGCTTCGACACTCAACAAATTCGTAATATTTACAATGACCTGCTTGGGAGCCGCCGAAGACAATTTACCCGTACCCGAATAATTTCCACCGGCCATGCCGTCATCAGCCCCCGAACGATAGCTGAAGTCATTGGCGTTAAAAGGCTGCTTATCCGCTTCGTCCGGCTCGTTGGAAGTAAGCGCCGGAGTAAAACCCGCTTTCCGCATGATATTTTCAGCTATCTCTGCCGAACCGCCCCAGGTCTGACGCAGGGAAGAGGTGAAATTGACTACCGCATTGTGTACCTCCTGATACCCGGCAAGGGCATCCTCCCGTTCCTTGTCCGTTGCATTTTTCTCTAAAGCCTTTTGTACCCAGTTCCCGTCTTTATCTTGGTAAAAGCCCTTTTGGGCCAAAAGGTTAAAATCAAATCCATTCGCTTGTAAGGTTGCCTGTGCAGAGGCAGGCGAGGACATGATTCTCCGGTACTCGGTGGCTACCCTTGAAATCTCCGGAACAACCTCCGTATTCATATACAAGGCGTAATCATACAATTTATAGGCATCCGCTTCTTTCATCTCCCCGACACCTTTTTTGTAGACGACTTTCCCTTTGGCATCTTTGCTCCACAGCGTTTTGTCCAGATTCTTTTCGTCCTGTCCGAAATTGCTCCGGATATTTTGGATAAAGGCTCCGATTTCTACATCGGTACGGGCTTTGCCCAAAGCTGCATAAGCGGAATTGATACGCCCCTGGCTGTCTTTCATCGCAAGGGTACGGATCGCACTGCGGGTATCATCCTGGCGGGCATCCGAAAAATTATAATAATCCGAATATTGCATCCCGCCATAACGGCTCGAATTGGCTGCACCGAAAGAAGAAAGAAAGGCCGTCCACCAGTTTCCGGTAAAGGCTCCGATCTTCTGACCGGAACCTTCCTCAATGGTTTTTCCAGCCGTCAGCTCCTCCACGGCCTTTTTGGCATTCATGGCCTGCTTGTAGGTCTCGGTTAAGGACTTGTTCAGGGCATCTATGGAGGGATAACGGTATTTCCGGTTCGCCTCTATTTCCTCCAATACGGCATCTTTTGCCTCTTTTACTTTCCACGTTTTATAGGCGACCCAGCCCAAAGCACCCACTAACGCCGCTATTCCGGCAGTGGCAGCTACAGCGGTAGTGCCCAAAGCACCGATAGAAGCACCGGCACCAATCAGACCGTTACCGGTAGCTACCTGCGTGGAGAACAAGCCCAAAGCTCCCCGCGACATCATACCACCCATACCGGTGGATAGCAATGCCTGTCGTATGGCTCCTTTGCCTGTAACCCCGGCAGCACTCAAGGCCGAAACAATAGCACGCTTACCGGCAAATGTCATTCCTTTGCCGCCACCCACCAAACCGCCCACCATTTGAATGACGGAACCTGCTGCCGACTGCTTCCCGATGAAACCTAAAGCAATCCCGATATTGGTAAGGGCCCCGGCCAGCTTGAACAGCTTCGTGGCTACAAACCCCGAAAAAACCAACGGTTCAATCCAGTGGAAATTGCGGGTCATCCAGGTAGCCACGTTCCCTAAAAGAGAAAGGATGTTCAAGATGGACTGTCCGATAGAGGTCAATCCTCTGGCAAATTCGGGAGCGTTGAACTTGCTCAGGAAATCCCGCAACATAGATTTGATGACCGGTTCCAGCACTTCATAACCCTGCATAAAACTCTCCGTGAGCTGGGAGGTGACCTGTGCCCACAGTCCTTTGGTGTTGTCCTGTTTCACTTTCGCCAGCTCACCGGAAATGCCGTGTGAACCCCGGTTCTGTACGGTAAGGGTGCGCAACTGGTCGTAATTGCGTACAAACATCATGGCGGCGTTACCTCCGATTTTGCCGAAAATGGCCTGCATGTCACCGACAGTCGCCCCCTTTTTGTTCAACTCTTCAAAGATTTCGGCCAATGGACGCAGTTTCTCTACTTGCTTCCCGTAAATGTCCCGGTATTCGGTGAATTTCACCCCCAAACGGTCCAGTACTTTTTGCGATTCCCGGGTTGGCTTGGCAAAACGGGTAGCCATGGCACGGAGCGAAGTGCCCGCCATCGTTCCTTTGACACCCATATTCCCCAATATACCGATAGCGGCGGCACTCTCACTGAACTCGATGCCGGCCATCCGCATGTATCCGGCTGCCATCTTGTAACTCTCCGCCATCTCAATGACATTCACATTCGACCGGGAAATCGTGGAAGCCAGAATATCGGCTACGGAACCCATGCTGGTGTTCTTGATGTCGTAACCCGTTTGGATATTGGTGGCCAAGTCCGCTATCTGCGATACGTCGTTATCCCCGATAAGGGCGAGGTTCACGATGGGGCGGATGGATGCGTTAATCGTATCGATGCCCATGCCCGCCATGCTGAGGTATTTCACGGCTCCCGCAACCTCGACCGCCGTGAATTTGGTTTCCACACCGATTTTACGTACATACAGAGCCATTTTGGTAAACCGGTTCTCAAAGGTTGTCAGGTCATTGTCGGCTACCCGCAAAATGCTCTGGGCAGAGGTCATGATATTGCTGTACTCCATAGCCTTGGTCAGCTCGGATCTTAAGAATCCGTACATCGCATAACCGTTGAGCATGTACATCATCGGCAAATTGCGGATGGAGGGAGTACGTACATATTGCAGGCGGTTGATGGCCGCCCGCTGTTTATTGGTCTGCCCGGTGACAAGGGCACGGCGTTGACGCTGCACGGCGGCCACGGCACGGGCGGCATTCTGTTGTTCCAGACGGGTTTTCTCCCGAATTGCCCGCTCGGCATCTGCCTTGGCTTTGCGCTGCCTGACTTCTCCCGCCCTCACTTCCCGTTGCCGGTCCCATTCCTTGCCTCTGGCATCGATAAGAGCCTGCTGGCTAACAAGGCGGGCGGCTTCGTCCGCACGTTTCTGTTCTGCCTTCTGTTTGGCTAAAGCTCTGTTGGTAACCAGTTTCTCCTGCAACTTCTCCGAAGCCTTCTGCGATAACACAAAAGGACGCTCGGGAGTATATAGTAAAGGTGGATGGAAAGAGGTGCCGGTTGCTGCGACTACGGAAGAACCACTTCCTTTGCCGGGCGAGCCCATTTGCACGCCCATCGTCATTTTGCAGGCGCCTTTCAACTGGCGCATCATGCCCAGCAACTCTTGCAACCGTTGTTTGGCTACGTCTGTTTTGATATTTACCTCACGCCCCTTTTCCAACGTCACCAAAGCGGCATTCACTTTCCCGACGGCTTTGGTGATTCGTTTTTGGGTTTCCATCATGGTCTTGACCGCCGAAGCTGCATTTTTTTCAATTTCCGCTTTCCGGGTTTCAGACTGTTTCTTGTCCAAAAGGGTTTTGGCATTCGACTTTATCTTCTTACTGTCCAACGGGGTTTGTCCGGCATTGATGACCAGATTGATTCCTTTGGAAAGTTCCCCGATTTCGGTAAGCAGACTCTTCACACGTCCCAGTTTTTCTTCCGTTCCGGACGTGTTAATATCCATCTTATAGGTATAATCCCGCTTCTTTCCGCTTTTCGTCCGGAAAATCTTGTCAACGTCATTCATCATCTTCTGAATGTTGTTGACGGCAGGCGTCAAATCATTCTTCGCCAGGATCAGGCTTTTTATCGAATCCGCAAACGCCTGAACCTTCCGGGTCCCTTCGGTCGCCTCGACATTGATAGTATAGTTTACCTGATAATTTTGCTCTTGGGCCATACTGCTGTTTTTGGGATAGAATAGCCCATAACCGCCGATAACGATTAAAAAAAATCCCCTGCCGGTAAAAAAGCCGGCAAGGGACTAAGCAAGAAATCAATTAAGAGGTAGGTGTAGTAAGAGCGTTTGTCATGCGGCTTATGGTCATCTGCTGATGGAGCCATAAAGCCTCCTCGGAAAGCATCGCAAACTCTTCATCCGAGATGATATCTAAGTTCACGCCGGGAAAGTAATGGCGGATGTAAATCGCCCGCTGGCGTATCCGCTGTTCGTCCTTTACTTCCCAGCTTTGGATAAATTTACCAGCGTGGATTGGCGGGTAGTGATGATTTCCGATAACTGTCCCATCAAACCGAACAGGAACAACGATTCATTATCTACCAGCTCCTTATCCCCGTCGAGGAAACAATCTCTCGCAAGGCTGCGCATGGCAGTCACTTCATCCTTCTTCGAGGCAGCCATGAATTTGGAAAACTGGGGAAAAGTCGGCTCGGCCAGATAAGCCACATAAACCTCTTTTTCTTCGCACTCCGGATCACCCCACACAACCATCGGATAAACTTTCCTGAGTTTCTTCTCGGCTTTAATCTCCAAAGCCTTCTTTCTGATTTGCTCTTCCTGAGCAAGCGTAAGTGTTTTTTCTTCCATCACTTTTTAAATTAATGTTCACCCGCAGAATACCGCCTTGCAGACAAAAAGGTTTAGAGCAAAAGAAATTTCCCGGCAATACCGCAGTTTTTCAAAACCTCACTATTTCTTTCATCAAATGCAATCAGACAGGAGGGCGCACCGGCAGTACCGCCACGTTCCCCGCTGACATGGTGAAAAGACAACCTCCCTTTGATAAACAAAATCGAATGTGCCTTTTTGAATATCAATTCCTGAAACAGTTTCGTTTCCGTCCGGGCAAATGTGAGTGCAATAACATCTTTATGCTCCACACAGCGTTCTATAAATTGCACAATCAAAGCCGTATCGTAGGGAGGATTGCAAAACACCCGCCCGAACCACGGCTGCCGTAGCCCGTCATCCTCAATCGTATAGTGATTGGTAGCCGTCGCCCATGGCCGGTTCACCGGCGAACAAGGGTCCAAATCAAAATCTCCCAGCTTCCTCAGCAGTTCCGGCGGCGTCAGCCATTCATTCTTCCCCTTAGCCGAATTTCCTTCAAATGTTACATCCATCTGTCCGTTTCCGTTTTATTCTTCGGACCAGAATAGCGGATTGCCGCCCCAATAGTTTATCCTCCGGCAGAATTGCTTTACCGAAACCGTTTTCTCTTGCCGCCGTCTCGGTATCAACTTGTCGCCGCCTGGAGCCCCTCTTATCACGGCTCGCAAGAATGCACATCGGTCTCCCTCTCATACCATTCGGAAAGTGAAACCGACCATTCGGAAAATCCATTTCTTTTTTTTCCCTCATATCCCGTACCTTCCCCCTCGAAAACTCACACAAAAACGGCGTCCTCCGAAAAGCCGATGACAGAGTAGGAAAACTTAAAATTTTAAATTATGCCAATAGTACCTGATTGTTTAGGGATGGAATTCGAATTATCAGCCCCTGAAATTATACTTAATTTGGAGGATACTCATACAGCAGAAAGGGATATAAAAGGTATTGATATTTTAGGAGATAATGATAAGTATCTAAAAATGACTTTAGACCCAAGAACATCGTTTAATGGAAATGCAGACGATCAACACATGGCAATTGAGTTTATATTGGATCATACTCAATGCCCTATAGATACTATGGATTTCACAAGTATAGGACAACATATACAAAGTTATATTACGAGTCATTCTTCCAAATTTTACATCTTATCAAATATAATTCCAGGTTCATGTTTCGTAATTCCATCTCATGAAAATGTATGTCCGGCCACACTTCATCCAGAACAAATTGACACTGGAAAAAGAAAAGCAATGGTACACGTTACTTGTGCATGCCCTTTAAAGAGTATAGGACAATCAGCTTTGGTGACGGATAAAATAGACATTCAAGAAGAGATCACTCCTGAAGTTAGAGGTTTTCTTTTTTTGGTAGGTGAAATGTGGGATGGAGCGGGAGGTACTGATACCAAACAAAGAATGCCGACAATGAACAGAACTTCTTTCGGGGCTATCTTCAACCTTTTTTCTCCAACACATAAAGACCTTATTATAAATAGCTTAAAAACAATGAATGGTAATTATGGAATAATATGTCCAAATTGTACAGTAAGTCAATTCTATACTTATTTAGACAACCTAAAAGATAAAAAAGTAACCGTAGAAGATGACCCAACCTATAAGGCTAATGAGAATATGTTTTTAGGTATTTCCGCATTAGGGGACACGTTTGTGCAAAAAGGGACTGAATATTGGCCTATTTTTGAGTTTAGAAGAAGCGGTAATCCTTCTATTTCCTATATAAGTCAATATTTTAAAAATATTAAAAAAGAATTAGATGAAAGAGGGTCCCATGCTCCAGATTTTCAAAAGTATCAACGTCCATGAGATTGTACAGAATAGTAAAGAAGGATTAAGGTAACTCATGAAAAAGTTACCTTAATCCTTCAAATTACTTCTTTTATCTTTCTCCCAATCTCCTCCCGGCTCATCGCCCCAACAACCTTATCCACCACCTCGCCGTTCCGGATAAACAATATCGTCGGCACATTCCGTATCTTAAACTGCACCGCCAAATCATTATTCTCCTCCACATCACACTTACCGATAATCACCCGCCCGTCATATTCACGGGCAAATTCTTCCAGCATAGGAGCAAGAGCCTTGCAAGGACCACACCACTCAGCCCAAAAATCAATGACCAAGGGCAATTCCGAACCGATTAACTTCGGAAAATTTTCTTCTGTAATTTCTACCATATATAAATGTATAATTTACTAATTCTCAAAAGACTGCAAAAGTAGCCTTTTTACCCCAAACACAAAAGAAGCGTTACCGTAAAAAAGTAACGCTTCCCAAGTTTAACCTCAAATCGTATCCCCGTCCCCAATCACAATATCGAACGGATTCAAATCGAATTCCTTAGTGATATTCGTATCGTCCTGCTGCGATTCCAACCCGTCCTCGCTAAAGATACACCCTTTTAACGTGACCGTCGTTGTACTCCAGTCATCACTCGCCATCGGATTGGCAAAACTCACAATCAAATCAAACTCTCCAATATCCATTAATGAACCGTAAGTGCTTCGCAACATCTGCTGCGTTGCATAGTCCATAGTGATTGATGCCGAGTAACTTATGTTTCCGAATCCGCGACTCACCGGCTTTCCGCCCATGCCGTAATTGCTCTCGATTTTACGTTTCTTGTTCCACTTGATACCCGAAACACCCTCCAGGGTAGTGCTTCCCTCCTCGATACCAAGGGCAGTTGAAGCCAAAGTAATCATACTCCAACTGTATGCAACATTATTTATAATAGCCATATCTACTGTTATTTAGCGGTTAATGATAGACCTTCCTCGACATAAATCTTCACAGCAACCCCCACAGGCACAATCACATAGGAAATCCGCAAGGTATCGTCAACCAACACATTCTGGTTAGCGTCGATATTCACGGCATAGCCGCTGATTTCCTGCGCAGCCTGCATCTTCGCCAGAATGTCACCGATTAAAGTCTTGAAAGAGGAAATCTTCGAGGGAGCCAAAAAGCCCGTAGCCGGATTCACCATAAGCGGACTGTTCACGTAAGGCAACAAAGCGGCACGCACGGCACGGCGGCTTTTATTAATCGTTCGGTTACGGGCGATGGTCCGATAGTCACCGACAGAACAAGTCTGGTCTTTACTGATATAAATGCCGTTTTCCCGGCCCGCATATTTAATGGGAAATATATACCCCTTTTCGTCCAGGTCGTCCAGCAAAACAGGAGACAAGGATTCATACATATTCAGGCTCGTAAATTCATCATCCGCACTCAGGTTGATGTCCCCGAATCCCAGTTCGATATTCTGGAAATCGTCATCGAACAGGTTGAATGTACGTACCCACGCTACCGATTCATGTACATTCGCACGGGCAATAGCCCCCATCATAGCCCCTAAAAAACCTACGGGAGTATGGTTGACATTCCGTTTTTGCATGGCCGATACCGATGCGGAACGGGCCTGCCCGAAAATCACGCTGGTACGGCTCGCCTCGCAAATGGCACTCGGAATCTTGTTCAAGTCAACTTGTTTCCCCTCACTGGTATTGGCTCCCGTGTTGGACGGATTGGCACACAACACCACAGAAAGAGGCTGGTGCAGGTCGGCCATCGCCACCGCTTTATCATTCAGACCTTTTACAAGGTTCAGATTGTATTTTTCTTCCGCACCGTTCAATTTCCAAATCGGTTGTTCCGTCCATACGCCCAACTGGTTGATCAACCCGCCGGCAACTCGTTGCATGACGTCGATGGCATCCCACGAAGCGGAACAGTCGGCGAACATCACATACAGTTTCCCGTTCCCGTCCACATTACCCGACATCCGGAAAAATTCACGAATGTGATAGGCTGGAATACCGTGGAAGAAATTCACATTGTTCTCGTCATCCTCCGTGGTCTCCACCCGCTCGATAATACCGAAATCCTGTACGGCAGATTTGAAATTGGTGATATAGAGTACGTCGTTGAGCTTCAATTTTCCTTCATTGTTCTTGCCATACCCTTCCGTAAAGAGGGTGGGTTGCAGGGATACGTCGAAAAGCAGGCCGGTCACTTTTTCCTGTCCGGAGGAACCGCTGTAAGGGATGTTCCCGTCGGTATCTTTGATAATTACATTACCTATTGCCATGATTTACTGTTTTTTAGATTTATAGAAAGGATTGGCGTACAACACTGCATCTCCCCGGATTCCCACGGGAGTGGCCGGAGTATAGGTTCCTCCGTGCCGGTCCACATACAGGGCTTTGTGACCCGGGAATGATTGAAGTACGCCAAGAACGAAGCTATCCGGCTCCGGCTCACCTGGTTTCTCCTCCCTTTTTTCAGGGGATGAAACTGTTTCCGGTTTCGGTTCGGACGACTGAGTTGCCTCAGTGGAATCTGTTTGCTGAAAGGTTTCAGCCCCCTCCGGGAGCTGTGTTTCTATGGGATTTTTCTGCTTTGCCATAAGATTGAATTTGTTTCAGAAAAAGGGACTGCCCGACAAGTGCTTTTCGTCATCCAGAACGAAGAGAAGTGTCTATGCAAATGGCCAATTGCCGGAAATAGAATAAGCCCGACTTGTCCGGCAGCCCCCGGTAGTTTAATTTTAGACTGTCTTGCTATAAGCGGTATGGACCACGACTTCACCGGGACGAACCAGGTTAACATCCATTTTCATCCTCATTTGAAAGAAGAAAAGTTCCGAGTTGGACTGCAAACGGTCCACTTTCAACACCTCCGTATCGTTGGCGTAGTCAACGCCCATCCAGAGGTTGCTCTCCATACCGGTGGAGAACTCGCCCAGAACAATGGTATGTTCGGGAATGCCGACAATCGGGATAATCTTTTTCCCTTTGAACCTATACCGGTTCACTTCCGTATTTTCGCTATACTTCACTTGCTTGTCACTGATGTACTGGTCATAGGCATCCCAGGCATCCCAGCCGATGACAAACGAAAGACTGGTCTTTTTGCGAATCTGCTTCGGGCACTTTTTCCACATGGCGTAAAGAGCCTTTTCAACTGCTGCACCGTCAGCCAGCTCCGTATTACCCGAAACAATACACTGGCCTCCCGCCACAGTTTCGGGGTCGGTGGCATTCACGTTATCGATGATTCGCTTGATAACCCCGTCAAAATATTTTTCTTTCCCTCTTCCAATTTGGATGGAATCTGCCGGAGCCGTAATACCCGCAGCGGCAGCACCTCCCTTGGCACTCGTCCAGATGGCGTTGCCGATGTACTCGTTCTTCTTGTCCATCAACAAACGAAGCATCGTTGCCTGAATCTTGGGGTCCAATTCCCGGAATACCAGATTACCGTCGGGTTGGGCAAAACGCCAGTATCGCTCGTAGTCGCGCGGATTGAATTCCAGGTAAACCATGAAATCGGCAGGTTCCAGATAACGCTCCGTGAAGGTGTATTCGTTCTCGCCGTTTTCTCCTTTCTTGCCGTGATTGCTCGTAGGAGTGGGTACGTTGTCCTGAATGATATCACCCAGTTTGATGGCAGGCAGCGTGTACTTATGCTGAATGCCCGACTTGATATGGATAAGACCCTCTTTGTAAGTGTCATTCCCCTGGGCGGTGTACGAGATTAAATCCTCCAACACCTCGCCGCTATATCCGTTCTGTAAAAAAGTTGTTGTATCAGCCATTGTTATGGTAGTTTTTTGATTATTCTTTGATTTTCAGCTTAACCTGCACTACCGTATGCGCCAATACGTGTGTTGTGTCTGCCATCGGGCAACACGTCAATTATTTGAAAGCAAGACCTACTGAATCTTCTTGAATTCGAAGTTCTCACCGACGACCTGGGTAACCTTTTCGGCTATCTTTTCCTCAGCCGTCTTGAGGGTGTCCGTAGCAGCCTGGATGTTTGCCGGGTCCTTGGCGATCTCTTTGGATATTTGCTCCCGGTCAGGAATGGAACCCAGCGTCTTTTCAACCAGTTCCGGGTTGTCACCCGCCATAGCCATCCAACCCTCTTTGGATTCACGGGTAATCTTACCGGCTACGATAGCCGCCTCGATCATCGCTTCGTTTTTCGCCTGCTTCTCTTGGGCTTCTTTTTCCTGATAGGCCGTCAGGGAAGAGGTAGCGGTAGCAAGGTCCTTCTGTAAATTCGTAATGGTGGCATCTTTGCCGGCAATGACCGTTTGGGCATCGGTAAGGGATTTTTCCGTTTCCTTCAGCCTGGCCTCCACGGATACCAGAGCATTGAGGCGGGCCATCACATCCTTTACCTCATAATTGGCTTGCAAACCAAGCGTTGCTGCAACAGCGGCATACTCGGGTGAATTTGTCTTTTCTGTACTCATGTGTATATTGATTTGGGGTAGATTAGGGATTTCGGGATGAAAAAGTTTATTCATTTCCTCCGCTGGAAGAGAAGCGTTGATTTCAGCCATCAAGGCCTGAATGCGGGTAATATCCTCCACACCCGACAATTCGTTTTTCACCCGTTCGCAGAGTTGCTTGGACGTATGCAACACACAGTCCGCCGGAATAATACCGGCACGCACAGCACCCGCCGCATCGAAAAAAGTACCGTCCCTCTCCGCAGCCCCGTCCATAATGGCACGGACAAGCTCTGCTTTCAGACCGAACCGCTTCCGGTAAACCGTTTCGATTTGCTTGGTAAAGGCTTTCACCAGGTCGGAAACCTCTTTTTCATCCCCTTCGGCAGGCTGGAATGGATTGTGTATCATCAAAATGGAATAGTCACGCATCAAAGAACGGTCCCCGGCAGCCCAGATTATAGAACCCATAGAGGCGGCCATGCCCTCGATGATGCACTCCGTCGGCACTTTGGAGTTCTGTATGGTGGAATAGGTTCCCATACCATACAGCACCGAGCCTCCCTCCGAATTGATAAGTACCCGGATAAGGGACGGACGCACCACATTCTCCAAATAATCAAATTCATTGTTGAACTGGGTGGTGGATTCCTCCGTTACTTTGCCGAAAAAACGGATGGTAGCTATACCTCCGTTAGTCGCTTCTCCGACTATGTTTTTAAATTTTTCCGTATTCATAAATTCCTTTTGCGGCAGAATAGCCTTTTCAAACCGGAAAAGTTTTCAAAGGCGGCCTATCGCTGAAAAAGGGGCAGCAGGGGCCGGGCGGCGATTGGAAAGAACACAAAAGTGTAGTTTGCAAAATAGAAAAGCTGGGAGAAAAGCGACTTTTACGGTTTGGGCAAACCTTTTAAAGCAGGACTGGGAAATCCTTATATTCCGCTAAACAAAAGAATACAGGGAGCCAATCATAGTTCCCACTAAAGTGGAAACTATGATTAAAGAGAAGAAAGGGGGGTATAAAAGTATATAATCCTCACTTCGTTCAGATTAATACTTTTATACCCATGAACAGACAAATATCCCTGTCGGTCTATTTGTCTGTATAATTTTTATAGTTCTCCGATAAGGAGAATAAGATAATATAGAGTATAGTTATTATATATATATTATACTGGTAGTTGCCGAAATGAATATAATCCGGATATTAAATTGTTTATCAATATATTACAAATAAAAAAGGAGATGCACGCTTACACCTCCTTTTCCCGGCCATCCACCGATGCTCATTCCGGCAAATCCGGATTCACATACAGGAAATACCTTTTCCTGTCCTCCATATACTTATAAACCCGATACCCTTTCATTCGGGCATACTTCCCGACATTCACCCGGTTAATGTGCTTGAAAGAATGCCTGGCCATGTGTGCCGACATTTCTTCATAAGTCATCCTGCGCTTTAATTCCATACAATTGATTTTAATAGGTGTCAACCGATGCAAGATTAGCGCAACCGGGTGCAATTAGTTTAATCATCGGGGGATGAAAACACCCCAATGACTGAAAATCTTTTCAATAACCGGAATATTATCTTTTTCCAGCCATTCTTTCGCCACATGATAAGTCAGGCTTTTACTGAAACTATAATTTTCCTGACTCAGAGAATGATGCGATAACCGGCCTTCAGTCGGCTTCAACCCTTTATCATGAAGCTCACACAATCCGTCGTGATAAAATACACACCAGCCCTTATCCGTGGTAACCGCCTGTACCATTACAATAGGATAATTCAAGCGTCCTAAAAACATTCCGACACACCAGTAAGTTACCGCCAGCTTATCTTGATGACCGGCTTCTATCAGACGAAGAATATCGTCCGGGGTTCCCAGACAGGGAGTACGGCACTGGTTACGGCAAACCTCGCATTTGCAGGCATTCGGTTTACGTCCCGTCCTACGGATAATCTTTTGTAATATGCTTTCCCCCATGACTATAATTCTTCCGGATGCTTCGAACGCCACAAGTCAAGGATATATTCACGGCCTGCCGGAGTCCATCGCTTGACACTTCCCGTGGGATATACCTTGCCGTTCTTTTTCTCCCACATATATGGCACGTCACATTGCAAAGCTCGGTAAGGAGTGAAAACCACCCATTGCCTTTTTTCAAACTTCACGATATTGTTTTCTGCCAGGAAACGATGCAGTTGGACGGTGGTAATTTGTAGTTCCTCGGCAATCCGACCGCTCTTGAAACAATCCCGGTCTTCTACATACTCCTTGTAAAATGCCACTTTCGGCTCGTCTTCACGGATCTTCTTGGCCTGATGGGCGGCAAGCATCAAGGCTTCCTCAAAATTTTGGGGAACCGGATAATTGCTTACGGCCTCGCTAAAGCTCGAACAATGCTCACGATGGTTCGGCATAGCCGCATAGCCTTTCGTAACCAGTTCCTGAATACGGTTATTGCACCATACCGAAAAATCCGGGGACAACCACCGGGCAAACTCCATAGCCAGGGATTCTTCTATCCAGGTGGCCCCGGTATTGCCACGGGTAGTCATAATCTGACTTTCCAAAGAAACGGATTCACCGCGTTGTACCAGCGCTTCCCGGAATTCCTGGGTAGCTGCAAGACGCAACCACTCGGCAGGCAGCTTACCGAAACTGCGGGCCATCTGTGTGGCATTAATCATCGTTTTGCCCCCCTCGGTCTTAAAGGTAATCGGAAAACGGTCCTGATAATTAAAGATGACCGGTTCCTTGGCAGGAGTGAGGGCAGCCGTAACGGCGGGCACGTTCGGTTCCATGCCTACCGGCAAATGATTAATCCATTCCTGCATACGGTCACACACTTTTGCTATCATACCGTTCTCCGGACGGATTGCCCGGAGCAGAGAATGCACATCGTATGGTTTCACACCCCAACGGTTACGCCCGCCATCCTTAAAGGGAATGCGGAGGGAAGTCTTGCAGATACGCATGGCCTGGCCGTTATCCATCATACATACACGGTCCAACGCCTTCAGCAAATCATTCAGGCAAAGCCAAACGACCGTTTCGTCCTCCCGAAGTATCGCGCGAATAGGAAACTCCTCAAAATCAATACTTTTAAGAATATTATTTGTTTTCATGTTCATTGTCATCAATTGGGTTATTCTTACGTTTCTGGTCATTCAATTTCTTGCGACGGGCCATCTCACGGACGGAATGGTAACGCCTTTCGACATGGCACATCTTATCATAATCCTGTAACTTCAAAGTATCCAGGTCAGTAATCTCAATCTCTATATCAGGATGGATATGCCTGAAATAAAAACTGCCTGCCGATATATACCTGCCGGTACAGGCAAAAGAGATAGCTTGGGCATTTCCTCCGGAAATCTCGGAAGCACTCCGGATAGAGCGGGTAATACCCACTAAAATGTAAGCACCGTTAAATATCAAAACGGGCTTGGGCTGGTGGAAAGGACTTCTTTTCATGTTTCAATTAGTTTTAATAATTCTTCCTTCGTTAATCTGTTTCTGATTGTCTGCACAATACGAGTGTCCGAAAGAGTAACACCATCCAGAAGTAGTTCCGACATCCTTTCCGTCATATACACCCCGAAACCGGGATCTACATAAGCGACAAAAAGCAAAGCCAGCGACTCGTCAATTAATATATGTCCGGTTGCCTCATCCGTGGCCATCAGCTCCAGGTCCGGGATTTCGTAAACAGCCTTTACACCCTCGAACCAAAAAGCAAACTTACGGGCAAAATCTATCACTGAATGCTTGCTACCATCTCCTTTTTCGGAGAGATAAATACTTGCATCAAAATAGGTTATCCCCTTTTCGGATGTTCCAAAAAGCAATTCCGGGAACTCTCCATACTTAACAGTAAATGGAACTTTTGTTCTAACTTTCATTCATAATAACAATTACATTTAAAAATTCTGCCGTGCAAAGATAGATAAAAGCACGTAATAAAAATAAGTTTTTATAGACTTAAATATCTAACTAACAATTAGTTATAAGCATATATAGGCTGTATTTTATATCATTTCAATGTACATGCAAAATAGATTCTAACCTTCCGTACCACGTCTGAATCCATATACATGCAGTGATTGGGTGATTCATGCGATGAACATTTTTTTTCGGATAAGGCTATTCTCATGGAAATGAAAATAAATGCAGGTAGATACATCCGATAATTCATTCAACGGGGAATTGCTGGAAAGCATTTTCCGTACTTCCAAGAAAACAATCATCGAATACGTCCGCGAAATCGAACGCAACAACCGATACAAATCTGTCCGCCAGGATATTACCCAAGGGACGATTCTCGATGACCGTGCCCGGCTCATCGACTTGTACGAAGCCTGCCTGGAGCAGGATGCCCATATACGTTCCGTGATTGAAACGCTGGAAAGCCAAATCTTAGGCGACCGGTATATGCTGGCCAGGATAAACGAAAAAGGAAAATACATCAAAGACGTACAATACACTCAAAAAATACAGGGCACACAATTCGATAAAATCATCAAAGGGATTGTCGAATCTAAACTTTTCGGCTATACCCTTATCGAATTGATGCCCCACATCAATCCGAAAACCGGTAAACTCGCAAACGTCAACCTCATCGAACGGCGGAATGTCTTGCCCGACCAGCATACCGTCGTAAAACGGCAAGGTATCTGGCTGCCTAACTGGAACATAACAGCCCCGGCTTACAGCCCGAACTACATCCTGATAAACTCCGGGACAATCGGACTGTTCTCGGCTACCACACCCTTGATTCTCGCCAAGAAGTTCACCGTTGCAAATTATGTCAATTTTGGAGCAACCTATGGCCAGCCTATCATTCACGGAAAAACCATCAGTGAATCCAATTCGGACAGGAAACGCCTGGCAAACGACATCGCCAATGCCGCACAGAACAAAGTCGTCATCACCGGCATCGACGATGAAATAGACATCAAGACATTCACCATGTCGAACAGCGAGAAAATCTATACCTCGCTCATCGAGTTCGTCAACAAGGAAGTGGCCAACCTCATCCTCGGAAGTGAAAGTATGGCGGGAGGGATGCAGAGTTATGTCGGAAGCACGAAAGCCCATCAGGATATTTTCAGGGACAGAATCGAAGTCTATCGCAGGTACATCGAAAATGTGATGAATGAAGAAATCATTCCCCGCTTGGTGACAATGGGATATATCCCGCCGGGATTAGAGTTCAAGTACTCCAACCGGATAGAAATGAACAACGAGGATAGAATCAAACTCTACCAGCTAATCACCGACAAATACGAAGTAAGCGCCGACGAGATTGAAAAAGAATTTGGCATCAATGTCGGAAAACAACTCAATGTCATTTCCGGGAGTATAGGAAACGGTACCCACGTTTCTTCCGGTTCTTCGCACGACAGAGGCATCATGTCCGATGAAGAATATTTCCGCAGGTACGGCCGTTCCCGGGGCAGTAAGATTGTGAACTTCCTTAAACAGTAATCCCATGGCAGAAAGAATAGAAACGAAACAGCCGGACAAAAGCCGGGAAGAATACCAGCTTATTCTGGACGCCTTCCGGCGAATGGTTTATAACTACGGGAACAGTGCAGAACGTTGGGAGGTCTTCGATGACATCGTTACACTCCGGGCATCTTTCCTGATTGACCGGGCACTCTCCGGCTTACGGATGGATTTCGACCGGGCACTGGAAATCCTTCTGAACGGCAACAATCACCTCACCGCAAGGGAGGAAACCCAGCGGGATACATTGCTGGCGGCCATAGATAACCTGATTGACTTTGCCGCAGCCGAAGAAACGGCTTTAATGTCCGAATTGCCCGACGAACTGGATTTGGAAGATATGGAAATATACGAGGATACCTGCCGGAAATACAACGAGACCTATGCAGAAACTGAAAACGGGCAGGTGCATCACGCAGCCGCCATAGCCGCATGGTGGATAGGAACCTCTGCCGAAACCGTTATCACCTTTAACATCCAGGGGGACGAGCGGGTAAGGCCCTGGCATCTTTCATTCGACGGGTTTTCTTATCCCAAAAGTGAATTTCCGCCCGAACTGATTCCCCCGATAGAATGGGGCTGCCGATGCTTCTTGACAGCCAACGGTTTTGCCTCTGTCTATGGAACATTGCGGGAAAACGGTTTCAAAGGAAAAGTAAACCCGATATTTGCCGAAAGCCTGGCGAAAGGCGGACGGATATTCTCACCGGCACACCCGTATTTCTCACTCGTCCTGCCGGTAGAAGTAGAGAGAATCAAACGACGTATCAAAGCTAAATTCGGAATCGTATGCCCGCAATAACACTGGACCAATTTTGTAACCAATGGGCAAGAGGCAAGGATGTCCGCCCCTGGCACAGCCTGCTGGCTAAAAATGCCGAGGATTTTGTCACCCTCGCCGGAGAGTATGCCCTGAGCCGTTTCCGAACCTCCTTTGCAGAAGGCGGTTTTTATGGTTCCGGAACCAGATGGGCGCCCCGTACCTCCAAATGGGGAAAGAAATACACCCATCCGGTACTGATAGATAGCGGAGAACTCAAAAGCAAAATCAAAGGACAGAAAAGCGACCTGGGAGCATACAGCACTTTCGGCAAAAGGGATTACCGCCGCCGATACCGTTACGACATCTGGACGGCAGAAGAAAGTCAAACGATGGACGGCCACCGGGGAAAGAAAAAGGGAAGATACAAAAACTATGCAGCCGTACACAACACCGACCCCAAGTTCGGATTATATACAGTGCGTAAGAACTCCCTCAAACGTCCCGTCCACCGGCAATTCATCGGCCATAGTCCCAAACTGCTCGATACCATAAACAAATTGTTCGTACCCCAAATATTTAAAGGATTTCCAAAATGATAAAAGATAAAAAACAACCCGAAAAACCGGTAGAAACACCGGAAGAGAAAACGGTTCAGATACCGGAAGCCGTATCGCAAAACCCTTTTACAGAAACATATTATGCAGCCAAACGGGCCATACTTACCATTCGGGAAAATCCCAATGATCCCTTGTCGCCTCCGTTTTTCAAGACAATTGCCATTGATAACGGGCAATACCTCCGCATCATCCGGGACACCAACATGGAAATGGAAGTAGCATTCCCCGCCATCTTCATCCACTTCGTCAACGTGCGTTACCTTGTCCAGCAGCAAAGAATCGGCGAGGGACGGGCTACCATGCGGGTACGCTTCATCCTCAACAACCTCAACAACTCCGACCCCGACCAGGAATGTATCCCTTTCGACATCTTCCAACGGGTAAACATCGCCATCCAGGACGCCAAAAACCACGAACCGGCACTCAACGAACGCTGCAACCTCCTGTATTTCGATATGCCCCAAACCACCAACATGCTCCAGGCATATTGGGTTGATTATGAAGTTTGGTTCCGCGAAACCTCCGCATGGAAATACCGTGATTGGATTGAACGCTACCTCGTCATG